AAGATTGCCCTCTGGATTAACCCTCAGTGGTACCCCAACAGGACAAAATTTCTTGATCACCGGCACCCCACTGGAGGCTGGATACTTTGATGTCTGGTTTCAGATAACATCAACAAATAATCAATCATCATATTTACACCACCGTTTTTCAATTAATTTTATTAATCCTTTGACAATTGTTACGACATTATTACCCAACATCAGCGCTCAATCTTTCGCTCCTTATTACGCGCTTTTACAGGGATTCGGTGGAGTACCGCCCTATACTTGGTCGTCAAGTAACTTCCCCGGAGGTACGGGTATCGGGAACTTCTCAGGGCTGACTTTATCTAGTAGTGGTGTAATATCTTCAGCATCTCCTTGGACGCAAGCCCCAGCTACTCCTACGGATTTGGGGGATATTTCTATAACTTTAACAGACTCTCGTGGTAGTAATTCGTCTGTAAACACATCTCTGGATTTATACTACAGTAATAGTTTGACTATTATAACTCCATCGCCTCACGGAATTGCAATAGTGACTGATGATCCTAATGGGTACGCTTTTATCATGCAAGCAGCGGGTGGAAATCCACCGTATTCCTGGAGTTATTCTGGTGGTACTTTGCCTAGCGGTATATCATTTAGTTCTTTAGGTGCGTTTTCAGGTATATGGACTGGAAGTCCATATGTCGCAACTCCAATTACGATTACAGTACAGGATAGTACTTCCCCGACCCCTGTTACTACATCGGCGGTTTTCAATATACAAACCGGATCACTTACAGCGGGGATTGAATTTTCAACTGGTAGTTTTAGTTTATTTAAGCCTCGTGTTGGAACTGTAGGGTTTATTCCACGAGGAGAACCATATCAAGGAACTCTTATAGGGATATGTACTCAGCCCCCAGTAGCATGGCAGATAGCTCCAACAGCAGCTTATTCCAATACTTTATTATCTGGATTAACTTTACAAGCTAGTGGTAACGGGGCTACGGCTACTATTTCTGGGACATACTCAGGAGTGCCTCATGTAGCTACAACTATAGACGGAATATCTATTACACAAGTAGCTCGATCTGGAACCTTGACTACTATCACAGCTAATAATACATTACAAGTGGGGGATTATGTTATAGTAACATCTTCATCTAATTCATCACTGAATGGAACATGGCTTGTAACATTTGTAGATGGTACATTCCCAGCATCTAATACATTATTCAAATTTAATACTGTGGCCTCAGGTACAATTCTTCCCACAGCGGATACAGGAACAGCTACGGGATTGGGGTATATCATACGAGTAATCGCTGTCGATAATTTAGGTGATACAGCGGAGGCTCTGATACCCCTTATAACAGGAACTAACTTAGTTGTCATAGGGTGGGATACTATACCTCCATCGAATTCCCCCTTCGGATATTCTTTTCCTTTACCGAATGATATTATTACAGCACCTTATGGTCCTCTTCAGCTTATCGCAACCCACGGAGTACCGGTTGGTACTAATACAGATGGTTATAATCAATACACCTGGAATAGCCCACAGTTTCCGTTAAACGGCCTCATACTCGCAGCGACAGGAGCAACATCAGGTCAAATATCTGGTGCAGCCTCATCTTTATTTAGTCCAAATCCTTTGAATTGTAGCTTTACAGTTACGGACAGTATCTATAATCAATCTACAATTATTTTACCCCTATTTTCACAAGTATCTGGACTAACTATTACAACGGTTGTACTACCTAATGTAATAGCCGGTCGAGCTTACGGTCCGATACAGATTACCGCGGCACTGGGTACCCCTCCTTATACATTCTCTGTGTCTCCGCGTACGGCTAGCCCTCTACCAACCGGAATCACTCTAACAAGTACAGGTGTTTTATCTGGTACTACTACTTTAGGTGGATACACAGAAAATGTGACACTGCGAGTTACGGATAGTATCGGTGCTTATTCAGATACGACCTTCCCTCTGGTCGTTAAAGCTGGGTTGAATTTACAGACAGGTATCGACTATACGGACAGCACAAACACTTTGTCTTTAGGGTATATAACAGCGGCGGGTAATACTAACGATATAACCCCCAACCCAAATTTGTCTTTTTATGTTATAGCAACAGGGGTAATTTCCACCAGTTTGTCAAACCTTGTAATTACATTAAGTAACCCCAATGTTAATGCAAATCCCATCAGTCTAGTTAACGGGGTAGCTACATTTAGAATAAGTGAAACAACATCAGAGGGATTGAGCTTAGCATCTTTAGGTGTCAATAATTTAAGTGTAACAGTAGTGGATTCAGGAGTTAGTGTTACCAAAACATTTACATGGACAGTATACAACGATGGAGTCATGGTGGTAGCCCCCGCAACGGGATCACTGCCAACACAAACAGTAGGATAAAAATATGCCAACAGTAACAGAACAAATTAAAGTAACAGTAACCGGAGCTAATCCAAATACTTATACATATTCTTTACCTGTGGATGTAACTACTGGATCTGGTGGTCCTCTAAGTATTACATTAACCGGCGTAAACCCAGGTCTGGACACAATTACGGCATCTATGGCATCTCACGGATATACATCAAATCCGGTAGAAGTAGCATGGCAACAAACAAACGGAACAGTGGCGGTAGGTCCTATTTCCATAACTACTTACTCTTGTCCTAATGGATTTGTGGGTTATCCTGGTTTGACCGGTATTCTAGGGGGTCCTGTGATAGGTAATTCCCTAGTTCTTAACCAAGAAAATGAAAACTGGCCGATTTCAGGATTTAATGACACTTTGGTACCTTGGGGCGCTTCGCATCCTACTCCTGATGGAGGTGGGTATAAATTAAATCCAATGATCGTCGTAGAGCAAACATCATCGGGTGCTTACGCTAGTTATTTGGCAATACCTGGAACCGGTGGGAGTTTCACTTTAGATATGACGGGTAGCTTCGTGGTTAGTACCCCAGGAACTTACACTTTCTTTGTGGCTTTTGTGAACAGTGGCAACTACGGGGTATACATTGGAGGCGGGGCTACGGTAAGTTCCGCAACTAATGTTATTGGTCCCAACCCTTTTCCTTCTGTTGGACCTGTTAGTGGATTTCCTCTAGCTAGTCAAGTAAGTACAAACCTGGGTACTTATCCTCCATACAGCTATATATATGTAAATTTTCCAGCGCCCGGGGTCTATCCATTCGAGGCAATTTATGTGCAAAGAACTTCAATTGATCCGGGGGGGTCTTCAAACGGAGCTTTTCAAATAGTTTATTTAGCTGGTACGCAACCAGATAATAATACCAATGTTGGATACCAGTCATATCCAGTTTCCCTAATATCAACACCGCCGAATAGCAATCCCGGCACGGCACAGTTAGTGTTAACACCAACTGGTAGTGTAGCCCTGCAAGGAACATCTGATACACTCACTCTTGTAGTTCAAAACGTAATTTATACATCTTTTCCTTATTGTCCAATTTTCGAAGGAGTAAAGGGGTCTCTGTATGTGTCAAATGGGGTTAGTTCCGTTAACCCGAATTATTTTATCTATCCCACATACAACGGGAACAGCGTCAGCTTGACCGCCGCCGCTACACAAGGGGTTATAAATCTACAAGGAAATAACACATCATGGCAGGGTCGTTTAAGTCTTGCAGCCGATCCATCAAACAATTGGTTTGACTTAAATTACGGGGGTCAAAGTTTTGATTCCGGCGTAGCAAATACTCAACTTACAGTATATGCTGATGATGTGGCATGGTATAATGCAGCAAATAAATCCTTCGATTCCTACGCGCCTCACTACCATGGGTACAACGGGGCGATTAGTTTTGGATTAGAAGTAGACTACATGGTTAATCCGGGTTTGAATTCTCCTCCGGTTACATCATCTACGACATCTTTTTGGAGTTCAAGTTTCCCTCTAGGGTGTACAATCACTCTTAGTAAGCCCTTTTCACCTCAACAACAGGGAACTTTAGGGGACACGGGGAATTCTATTAGCTCGTCTATCACAGCCTCTGGAGGTGTGGTAATAACATCGACTAAACCAAATATTAACAGCTCTGGGTTTTTGACAGGTTGGACTCTTTATTTGCAGACCCCTCTTACTACCACAAACATTAATTTCAACATCATCGTTAATATTAGTGGTACGCTTACTTATTTGAATGGCACAAATTTTACTACGAAAGTTCTAACCTATGTTAATAACTACGCCATTCCATGCCTAGTTGTTGGCAGTCAATATCAAGCGCCAGTGTCTTACAGCTTTAGTACTACACCAGCATCTGGAAATGTTGCTGGCACATTTCAGTTATCAGCAACGGTGTATACAACAGACACGGGATCAGTGACTTTGAACTTTTTTAGGCAACCTTATCTTGGTGGAACATCTACTATATTGGGTGCTGGTATTTTAGGTACTCCGTATACAGGTACCGTGGGAGGTAAGACTGTATACTATAAACCCTTTACTCTGACTGTTACTATACCAACCGGGTTAGGGGATATGCTTATGGGATATATAGCAACTGATACTCTTAGTACCTTGTTTACCACTTATTACAGTTCCACGGAGTATAGTAGCTAATGGCAGACAATCTTGTTTACGGATACGCGGGACCACCATTCAATTTTTTGGGGCATTTCAGTGCAACGCAATGGAAGGCTTTTCAGAGCTACGTTAACGCTCGCACTAAAAATTTCCCAGCGATTCAACAACATTATCAAATTCGTGCCGCCCAACTGCGGAAGACCGCTGGTTTACTTGAAAAATTCTACGCCACAGTAAATGACATCCCACTTAACCCAACTTTCAATAAATTGGTTTGGAAACCAGGACCTCAAGGACACTTTTACTACCCATTTCGGGATGATCATCTACCCATGGTCGCTATGTCCCAAATAAAATCGTATATGAGAGAACAATTTCAACGAATGGATGAAAGTGTATTTTCAATGAATCAGCTTCGCAATATCATTGAGAAAACAGAAGATAAAGCTCAAATTGCTAACATAGCTACTACTGATACTACCAGGGATATAGCTTCATTAATTACTCAAATCAACAGTTATTTTAAGCAACCTCGCTTTGAGACTGTACTTGTAGACGATGTTTCAAATGTTTATCCAGCCGGGACGAGTAATCCTCGTTATAGCTGGCATAATTTAAACCCTCGTACACAATGGGAGATTGAACAAGTAGCAAATCCAGCGGGTACAGGAGCGTCTGTAAATATGCAGGATTTAGGGACATAAAATGGGTACATATGATTACAATGTATTGACTAGCGACCCAATGTCTAAAGCTCCCATTGGAGCATGTAACCACGTTATCTCCTTTGAGCGGATGGTAGTAAATCAAAACGATTTCCGTACTTTGAACTACGCTGGAAACACCACTCTCAATATGAGAGGTCCAATTAACGGAAGTACGAATGTGCAAATTTGGATTAGTGGAGAAGAGATTTTCTCCGATGATCCCGTTTACGGCTGGCAAGTTGTAATAGACCCAAATCGGATAGATACTTCAATACCGGCGGGTATTTTTTACAAAATAGTATTTAATCAATCGGTCAGATTAGTAATCCCACTAATTGAGGTATCTTATATTACTATACAAGGGTTCTGCTTAAAGTGCAGCGCTACGGGGTATGTGAATGATTTAAAACCATCTACTTCAGGTAATTTTTTACATGTTTCTGGAGCTAGTAAGTTAGTGCAAAAATCATTTAAATGGATTCTTGCATCAATGTGTCCCTTTTACCCTACTTTTATATGTCAGATTAAAAATTATCTAGGGAGAAAACTAGGGGCTCAAATTACAGATACCGATATTCAAACAGAAGTAGTGAATACTCTTAGTACGATGCAACAAGTTCAACAAGCGCAGGGAACAGTACAAAGTCTTGACCCACGGGAGATTCTAAAAGATATCATAAATGTAGTCGCTATTATTAGCCCAACTGATCCGACCACAATTTTACTGACAATTACGGTATCTAATTATAGTGGGCAGACGGTACCAATGAATTTTGAATTACCAATGAATTAAATATATGTCATCACCAGCCACAACATTATCGCCGTTTATATTGGTCACCCCAGTTCTTCCTCCGGGTACAACGGTATTGTCTACGGATTCTTCGGTATTGCCGTTCATTATTAACGCTAGTTTAGATACAACGAGAATAGAAATAGGCATCTACAATACCGTTTATGGGGTTGATACTTACACTACAAACACCAATCAAAATCAGTTTACCTTAAGTGTACCTTTAATTCTTACGACAGCAAATACTAATGTACAGATAATTGGGCGTAATTATGATCCCACACAATTTCCTAACGGCTGGCTCGCTAGTACATCCGTAGCTCCAAATTTTGATTTTGCTGACCCCAACGGAAATGTTCAAGTGGTGTTGGGTACTTTAGTAAATAATCCTTTATCTTTAAATATCACATCTGGCACTACGGGAATCGTTCAACCATCATGGAATACCGCTATTCCAGCTAATATCACATATGTGAGCCTAGCTTATGGAACTTCAGTAATAGCTACACTCACAGCCGCTAATAATTTTGTAGCGGGACAATATGTTTACCTTACACGATTGACCAACGCTTCATTTTTGAACGGGCAACTGGTGGTAGTTTTACCGGGAGTAACACCTACTCAATTTCAAGTAGCTGTAATTAATACCCCTCTAACCTATTTGGCTCAACCGGATACGGGTTATGCCCAATCCATTACCCTAGATAATGGGGTTGTATGGACAAACATAGGGCCTATAGCTGTCACCCCCATTGTTAAATTTTCATTACTGGCGTATCAAAGTAATTTATCTATGGCGATTTCCCCGCCCTCTGGTATTACCGCTAGTAAAAATCAATCAGAGTGTTTAATACAGTGGGTTACTCCAAATTATCCGGGCTTCATCGGGGTCAGAGTGATGCTGTCTACTGATCCAGCTGGAATCAATCCCCCATACACTCAGTTTGGGGATTTAGTTTCAAACATCAGCAGCACCGCACCTACAATTATTGATACTGAAACCACCAGTGCAACCAATGTGTCTGAAGTTATTATTACCGGCATTGGTATTTTTAACAATGTCTTGACGGTACAAGCACAAAATACATTCACCCCGGGTACAGTGGTTCAGTTTTCTAATATAGCCAACGCAGATTTTCTTGATAATGAAACGGTCACTATATTGACGACCACACCGTCTCAATTCACAGCTAGTTATACATCTTTGAATTATCCTAACCCTACCACTTCATCCCTCTTTATTGCAGCAGATACAGGACAGGCTACAAGTATCGTATCCACAAACATTGTTACAAATACAAGCACAGTAATGGAGACAAATTATAGCAGTGTAGAGATTCCGTATACAACTATTAACAATTCCATATTTTATGCTCTGTTTTCCACGATAATTAAAGACCCAGGAACAAATACAATGTACGAGTCTGTGCAAAACGGACCTTTAACCTGCGGCTTTGTAAACCTACAACTGGCTAATCCTACAGATTTTCCCGTTCTACAACGCAAAGAAGACATTGCCGGTAGATTGATTACTCAAATTACTCGGCAACTTCCGAATTTGGATTTGTCACCCCGTTCAGAAATCCGTGATATGTTTATCGATCCTTTTTCGATTGAGCTAGCAAGTATGTCTGTGCGTGAATGGTTCGCCAGGGTTTCAGAATCTATCTCCGCTATTTCTCAAGTTGATAATGTTAGTGGAAACGGCGTATCCGACCCATTTCAATCATCACCATATAAACAACAAATCGCTAGGGCTTTTGGTTTATCCGCAATAAGCACTCAAACCCTTATCAATCAGCAGTTTGATTTATTGGGTGGGCAGGCTGGGTTAACTCGTTTGGGGGCTTCTACAGCTACCGGAGTTGCTACATTCTACGCCTATCAGCAACCGCAGTCCAGCATTACGATTCCCGAAGGGGCAGTGATCGCCACATCTCCGGATTCTAACACTGCCGCGGTGAGTTTCACTACTCTAGGGCAAGGGGTTATTAATTTATCTAATCTATCCGCGTTCTACAACTCCCAATCTGGCTGGTGGGGAGTAAGCGTACCCATACAATGTACGCAACCAGGTTCAATCGGCAATGTAGGCGCTGGTACAATTACTCAAACAGTCACAGGTGTTCAGGCTGGGGTGAGTGTTACTAATTTAACCGCCGCACAATACGGAACAGACCAAGAAACCAATGCTGCATTTGCTGCTAGAATTCAAGCTCGTTTGGTAACTGGAATTGATAATAGCTCACGAAATGGGTATTTGGTCAATGCTTTAAGCACTCCCGGTATCATTGGGGCTCAAATTGTGGCAGCTGGTGATTTGGACATGCTCAGAGACTGGGATCCTACTCGACAAAAGCATGTCTTTGGCTGCGTGGATATTTATGTGCGAGGTACTACATACTCAGAGCAAAATGAGTTTGTCCCATTTCAGTACGCCAACAACGGAACGTACGGCATCTATAATACCTATTCTTCACTCGTTTACCAAGCGGGGACACTTCAGTTTCAAATTCAAGGTTATAATACTTTGGCGTATCCTCCATACGATGGTGTGGAACTACTGGTATCTCGTTCATCTACTCAGAGTTTTTATCTGTCATTAGATAGAGCCCAATTCGTGAATAACACTGTTATTCTAAACCCCAATGATATAGCATATCAATATGCAGGTAACTCAATTACATATGCTAAGGTTGCGCTGAATATTAATAATGTTCCAGCCACAAATCAAGCCGCCTTAGCAGCTATCTCTGGTGCTTTGGTTAATACTTACACTTTTCAGTTGTTATTCCGTGAAAAATCAACTTTTATCCATGCTCCTGCGTTACAGCCTATAATTCAAGTGAATTCTATTACAGGGGAACCTACTCCTACTGGCACAGGCGTGGTTAATTCGAATATTGTGAGTTTGATTCATACATCAGATTTTTTACTCAACGGTGGATCAAACAACGCTGGGGATCTGGTTGAAGTAGCAATACAAAGTCAACCTATTACAAATGTTATTACAGCCAGCACTATGAATCCGGTGTTGATTGACACCGCGATGGATGTCCCCCTGAATAATAATGGAAATCCTTTGAATGTTTTATCTGTTCTTAGTCAGGATATGTCAACTTCTTATATTTATGGAACAGACTACACTATCGTTCCCTACGGTCCTTATCATCAGTATGGTTTGCAAGTTCTTACTTCTACTGTCGTAGTCACGGGAGTGAATATAAGTAATAATGTGATTACAGTCATAGCAAATAATGAGTTTGGTATAGGATCTTCTGTAACATTAAACGGGTTTACAAACTCATCTTTCTTGAACGGCCAAGTTCTTACAATCGCCACAGCAACGTCTTCATTTTTTACAGCTACCTTTACTTATCCCAGCTATGTCGGTATAGATAGCGGTACAGCGATGGGCAGCGCCATTCAAAATAATCAACAGGTATCTGTAACATATAACAAATTTGTCTTATATGAACGCCTGAACTTTGTAAGCGAAGAAACTCAGATACTTACCGGGTCTCTTCCTACTATGTTGGATAACGATGGTTTTGTATATAATGTATGGTTGCCTCAGAGTTACACAACTGGGATACCTACTTTTCCCGTTACTCAGCTTGGGTATTCTTTGCTACTTGATGGATGGGACGGGCAGTATAACACTATAGACGGTGGTTTGGATACAGGGGGTTCTTTAACTTTTGATCCATCTGGTCTAGTGGGTAATCAAGTTCCTTATGCCTCTAGATATATCAAGGTGACATATAATAATGGAATTTTAGATGTAGTGATGCAAGAAGGTTTAGATTTTACTTTAACCGTCGATCCTACAACAAAGGCAGCAACCATTACTCGTATTCTTACTGGTAAGATACCTGACGGCGCTACAGTTAATGTATCGTATTTTACCTTGGAAACTTTTACATTTTCTACCCAGTATCCATCTTTTGTACAAGTTTTAGCAACCGCCATCGCTCAAACTCAGTCTGCTTGTGCAGACGTAGCGATTAAAGCTATGGTAAGTAACCCTATTGATATTACACTTACAGTTACCCTTAACGCCAGCACATCTCCAGCAACTGTGGATCCTATTATTCGTACAGTCATTGATATTGTGCTAGATAACGCCGTAGGTACATTATATCAATCTGAGTTGATTACACAAATCCAGTCGATTACCGGAGTGCAAAATATTGAAATACCTCTTTTGAGATGCGCTAAATCTGATGGCAGTTATGATATCGGGGTTGTAATTCCCACAGGCACGAAATGGATTCCACTTTCATCTGACTCAGCTTTCGCCGGTATTAGTACCCCAAAAAATAGTTGGATTACAGCGGACCCCGTGCTGCCGGATACTACGATTCCATCTGGAGGGGCGGTGGATGCTATTGTAGATTTTCTTTATCAAGGACAGGCTTTTCAAAGAGCTTTATCTATTCAAAATTTTCTAACCAATCCTGTGACAGTTCAAAATATCGCTGTTCCTCCAGGTGCTACTTATGATACTCCCGGCTCATTTTATATCATAGGGCAGAATGATGAGATTAGTTCCACGGTGTCTTTACCCAATTCTTATTCTCAAAGAATTATCGCTACAGTCCCTGAAAATATTTTGAATCCGTCTTATTATAGTTACTTCTGTACTTATCAAGTTTATAATGAAGGGGGTGCGTCCGATGTAACTGTATCGCCCACAGAATATCTATCCCCCGGGACTGTTACGATCGCATATCAAATAGCGGGGCAATAATGGCTAATCTTATTAATAATAACCCAGATTTACTATATATCCGTAGCCGAGAAGATTTACTACAATTTTCTGACAGTCGGCTGAACTCACTTTTACAAGCTGTGGCGAATTTTTACACTACTCGTAATGACCAATCTACGTGGGGTAATTTTCTTCGAGCCTTGGCGGATGAGCTAGCAACCCTAGATTATGATTATGCCTATGATATCGTCAATAAAAGTCCCAGCTTTCTCACTCCCACGGATATTCGTCGCCGCTGGGCAGCACCTTTGTATGTAAGTTCTAACTGGCCCAGCCAAGGGCAGTTTGATTTGGCGTTTAAAGCCATGCTCGTAGAGTTGATTGCCGCTTATCAGCAAGGCACCACAGTGGCAGCTATTCAAGATGTAATTTATGCCTACACAGGTATTGATATTCAGGTACAAGAATTGTATAAACAGATAGGGAACGGAGTTTACGATCAATCTGATAGGAATTCTCTTCTGGTTAGTGTGAATGTGGGAAATGCGGGTTCAAATCCTCTTACAACTATTACATCTCTGGCACAGCTTCAAACTATCATTCAAAGTTTATATACAGCCATTGATCTAGCAAAACCAGCACATGTGGGGTTGGAATTTACTACAGTATTCAGTGAAGGGGAGCAATTGGACTGCATACTAAGTCCAACATACTTGACCCAGCAGCAGTACATTACAATGACCCAGGGTGTACAAGCGTACTATGTTAAAACTGGGTATGTTCCGACCAATCCCCCATTATTTTGGTTGGGAAATACAACCTATTTATTAAATAGTTTGGTTCTAGATTCGAATCAAAATTTTCAGTTAGTGACCGGTTCTACAGGATTGGGGGAGACAGGGGTTACTGTACCAGTTTGGAATACCTTATCAGAAGGTACGACAAATGATAATCAACTCACATGGACAAATATTTCCCCCGCGGTGACAAGTATTGAAATACAAAACAATATAGTTACTGTTAGCCTTAATTTTTCTGCCCCTTTGAGTTTGGGAAATATAGTTACTTTGATAAATTTGGGGTACGCTACTTTTTTGAACGGTGTAGCTCTTACTGTACTCTCTGTAACGGGTAATACTTTTACAGCTGCCTACAATTATATCAACTCCCCGCCAAATTATGGACCTACTACCGAAACTCAAGGTACCGCAACTTTTGTTTTTCCGCCAGTGATTACAGCGACTCAGTGGCTTGCCTTACCGTTACAGTGGCAGGCGTTATATCAGTTACAGTACACAAATGAGAATTGTCAATCTACCGGAATTAACGATATCTTGCGAATTTATGTGCGCCAAGTTGAAACTCCACCGTGGGGACCGATGTTGATACAAGCTCCTGTGCTAGACCCAGCGAATCCGTCTACTACAATTGCGGCGTATGGAAGATTATTAAGTCCTACGCTTACACCGAGCGCCTGGTCAATATTGCCTAATATTTTTGTAGATGTAACAAGCGCCTATTCTGATGGTATGAACGCTACCTATACTTATATTCCTCGCACTCAATTTCTCCATGATGGGGAACAGCTAACCATAACAGGGTTTACAAATCCAGCGTTAAATGTAACCGCTAGGATACATAAGGTTACAAATTTAGTTGCCAATGTGACGGGAGTAAATATCACTACTATGGGCTCGCCTCCTGTTAGTACTTTAACTGTAAGTACCGACTCTAATTTTTTATACCCAGGGGCTATTGTTAATTTTGCTAATACCGCTGAATCTTTTTTGAATGATACAGAAGTGGTTGTACTTACCGCCAGTCCAACAGGATTTACCGCTATTGCGCCATTGAGTGCTCCAACTTCTTATATTAATTCAGCGGATACAGGTACAGCAGAGGTTACGTCCTTTCAAATACCTTTAGCTCAAGTTATAGCATTGGAAACTCAGGACGGAACATCGGCAGGGTTAGTAACCCCAACTCTGCAATCTGCGTATTACTACTCGGACGGAAATTATATACTAGGGCAAGCTCCAATTAATACAACAGGAGCGGGACAAGGAGAAAGCTGGAATCCTGGGGAGAGTGTGTTTATCGGACAGTTGATTGTAGATTCTAATGGATACACTCAAATAGCCTTAAATAGTGGAACTACAAATTCCGTTAGTCCTATTTGGTCTACAGAATTAGACGCAACTACTGAAGATAATGGTGGTGGTGGGTTTGACCTAGTTCGTTTACCTCATCCTATTATTACATCACAAGGAGTTACATGGCAAAATTTGGGTATGAGTACATTATCTGATCCAAAAAATTGGGTCGGTATATTGAATTTTAATGTAGAAATAATTCCTCCAGCACTTGTTCCTTTTACCGGAGAAGTAGGTAATTGGGACATTCTACATCTTTATGGTTTAGTTGCTCCCAGGCTTTCGCAGACTTGGGAGATATCGGGTGATCCGCAGGATCAAGATTTCATATTTGGGCTTTTTTAGCTAACAAAATCTTAAATAGGATGATAAAAGCAACTAAAATCGCTTATGTAAGCCCCCCACATGGAGAATTGGTTCTTACCCTAATCCATGACGCTAATCCCCGCGCGACCCTCACTTTAGACTTGGGGATTCCCAATTTCACCGTTTTTTCTATGACCTTACCTCTAGCTGAAGGGGAACCTAAAGCTATGTCAGAACTCATAGCGGAATCTGTCCATGTGCTCCTGGATGAAGTAGCCTCTTTTATGCTTAGCATGGAATATGAAGATGCAGTAATCAAACTTATTTATGCAACTGTACTTACATGTTTTAAGGGCATGAGTCAAGAAGCGGATACATCTAAAGAACAAGATGAATCGGGACAAGATCCAACGGTGAAAATGTTTGAAGGAACATTCGATATTCCGATGGACTTCATCAATGAAACTCAGCGCAAGGTGGTTACAGCTTCCACATCAGCTACAGCATCGTCAAAAATACGCCGTGATCCACCAACTCGTCATATTGAGTTTACTTACTCTCCGAAAGAGAAGATCAAAGCTATTGATACAGCGCGTGTTATACGGCAGTATAGAAATCGCAGCCTCAAGCAGCAACCTCGTCCTATGTATGTAATCGTGTATAATCAAATGGGTAGACCCACCGGTACTATTCTCGTTGGCCCCGGTAAAAATTTCAAAAATGAACTGCTGCATAAGATGAAAAAGAGCAGTGTGGATTTTACTGAGCCCGTAAGTTTTGTCAATGAACAAGAAATGAAATCGTCTCCGCTTAACGGTATTCCCCGCACTATATCTGTTGGCGGAATGACTTACCAACCGGAGTCTGTTTCTGGGGGAGATATGTGTTTGTATCACGGACCGCAAGATTACATCGTCAAGTTCGTAGATGGTCGTTCCCAAATATTCCCCGGTCGCCCCACTTTCCGTAAAATGCGGCAATTAAATTTCCCCGTACCCACTAAACGATATCGCTGGACAACTATTCCAGAAAATTATTTGAAACAGCCAAAACCTCATATCCCCGAAGAAGAACCGAAAGAAGCGGCCTATGAGGATTCAGAAAAACTAAAAAATACAGTTCAAGCAGAATCGGTGGATAAGGTAACAAAAGATTTAGTGTATTTAAAACCTATGAAAACCTATGATGATTTAGTACCCTTGGATATTTTGAAGAAACGACTTCTGCGAGATAAGTTAGCAGATAGACCTATTTTTGAAGGTAAGATGGTAATTGACCGTATTGGGCATAGGGGAGTATATGAAGGTCAATTTAAATTGATCATCCCACAGTATTTTATTCGAAGATATGGGGTACAGCGTGACGATGGTACTTTTTCAGTGTATCATTTAAGAAGGGATGGAAAAGCAAGGCGCGTAGGCTTACGCCCTGTTCCAGCGGAAGAATTTCGAGAGGCAAAACCCATTGGAGAAGATGATGCAAACGCAAGTGGAGCTGTATAACGAAGCAACAAATGAATTTAGAGTTTACTGGCTGGTGGACATGGATCATGAGACTCAATCCTGGCTAGTAAGAGGTCGCAAACTAGCCGTAGCATGGTTGAATTCTTCTCAAGACATAGATTTAGGCGGTTTTGCACCATTATGTGTATCCAGAGTTTTTATAACGATACCCGATGACGCGGATTTACCACCAAACGCTCGTAAACTAACTTTATGGACACAGTTAGAGGGCGATAGTATGTATGCACTGAATAAAGTGTGTCCTTATATCGGAACGGTTTAAAAAATGGTTTATAAAGAGGTTTCAATGCCAATTCAATATAAAGATGAGTTTTATACACAAAAGCCACCTATCGACTCGGGTTATATTCGTATCATGAGGGCGGATACCGGAGAAATTCTCTGGCAGCAAAAAAATGTCATAACGAATACCGTAAAATGGCTTTTTGCACGGCTCATGGCAAATGCCCTTCCTAACGCTCCGCAGCCGCCCTATACGCTAGGGCAATCTGGGGTGTATGCTGACCCCCTTTATGGCATCTGGGGGCTTGCAATAGGCTCTGGAAGCCCTAGCTGGGCCCCTGAGACGCAACCTGACCCGACTCCTACTCAAACCGCCTTGATTTCTCAATTCCTGCGTAAAAAGTTGACCCGTATCAATTATGTGGACACGAATTTTACCCCATTGAACACATTCAGTACCATGGTTGATTTTCAAACTACGGTAAATGCGACCACAGATAATATCACGCAAGCAATTAGAGAAATGGGATTGATTGGAGGCGGGACTTTAATTGGAGCAGGGGGACAACCCACTGACATGCAAACAGCTCCATATTTTAATCCTACGGGAACCCCCCCAGGACCAGCTGATAGCGTAGTGCTTATAAACTACAAAACACTGCCACCATTGATTCTTCCGAGCGGAGTTGATATAATTTTCAGCTGGATCCTACAATTTTGAGAACGGTAAGTACTTAATTATGGATTCTCCAGAATATATAGATGATTGGGGGCTTTCTCCCAAAGATATAGCTACCATCAAACGCGCCGTGCAAGACGCTAATGATGGGCTCACTTATACATTGATCCCGGGATCCTCATTGAGATTTCGTTGCAATCCCTGCGGTAGAGAAGCAGATATTGATGAAAGGCCATTTCCCCACAAATTAAATTGTCCTATGAAAAAGTCAATACACCGCTAAAACGGGGGGCTTCCGCTTGGCAAGTTCAGGTGAATTATGAGAGTACAACAAAAAATGCCCGCTCCTATTCGTATATACACACAATTGGGTTGTGCGCCCTGTGACGCTACGAAAAAATATTTCCAAGATCGTGGTGTACCCATTGAAGTGGTTATTGTAGATGAACTCCTAAAACAAGGTATTGCTCGTTCTCTAGAAGTAAAAGAATTACAGACTCCTATTACTATGTGCTACGCTGGGGAAGCAACTCAACTCGTTATTGGATACAGTCCGGAAGCTTTTGACAAATTTATCGAAGATTCTAAAGATTTCAAGATGCCACATGTTTTGTAGTATAATGATAGTGTGGAAGAATCTACAGTAGTAGCGCCAACAGTAAAAAATCTTATCTCGGAAAAATCCGCCGATCTGCGTGACCATTTCCCCTTTAACACTATACGGGAAAATCAAAACGAGACTCTAGATAAGCTTGCAATCTGGAATAAAAGCAATAAAAAATTTTTCATTCTTGAGGCGGCCACCGGGTTCGGGAAAAGCCCAATAAATATCGCGGAAGCATCTTGGGCTAAAACATCAAAAGGACAATTTAAACCTGGTGCCTACATTCTCACCCCTCAAAAAACTCTAGCCCAACAATATATGACTGATTTTGAACCTTTGGGTTTAGTTGAACTCAAAGGGAGAACCAATTACACCTGCGCGAGCTGGTCAAAACAAATGGGGGATAGAGTAAATTGTGAAGATGGGGCATCTATGAATGAAGCCCAGAGAAAGAAGATATCCGATCAAGATAAAAATCCTTCAGAGGAGCCAGACAATTTCGTGGATCAAAATCCCTCTCCAGAGGAGCCAGACGATTTCGTGGATCAAAATCCCTCTCCAGAGGTACGTTGTGGTTCCTGCCCATACCGCATTGCTAAAGATAAATTCATGCATTACCCTTTTGGTACAACAAATTTTGCATACTATTTGTACGAATCAAACCTCTCTGGTCAATTACCAAGAAGAAATACACTAATTTTAGACGAGGCTCATAACACAGAAGAACAAATTTTAGGCTTAACGGAAACAGTAATTACTCAAAAAGATTGTACTAAAAATGGTGTATCTGAAAAACTTCCCATTTTTAAAGATAATGATTCAGATGCGGTTATGCTTTGGCTTGATAATATTTTGGTGCCCGCTATTTCTAAACGATTAATGCATCTGGCTTCGCAGCTAACATCTGAAAAAAACAGAGTAGCATTAGACGCGGCAAGAAAAAAATCAGCACTGGAGAATTTTATTTTACGCTTGAATTTTTTTCGTTACGCAAAAGATAAAAGTGAGTGGTTTGTTTGGTCCGACTGGAATGAACAATTTAAACAGGGTACAGGAGATTTGTGTATTAAGCCTTTAACCGCACGTTTATTTGCGCATGATCTTCTGTTCTCTAAAGCCCAAAAAATATTGATTACATCCGCTACGATTCTTGATCCCAATACTTTCATGCGTAGTTTAGGGATACATCCAAACGATGCAGAGTATCTTTCTATTGGTAGTGAATTTCCCATAGAAAATCGTCCTCTATTTTATTGGCCGGTAGGGAATATGCGCCAAAAAGATATTAAAGAAACTCTCCCAAAAATGGCAGAAGAGGTAGAAAAAATTTTAAAGTACGCTCGATATTCAACTAAAAAAGGAATTGTACACACACAATCCTATTACATCAATAATTATTTGGTGCGATATTTGCGGGATAGAGGACTTGGGAATAGAATTATAACTCATGATTCGAATTTTGGAGCAAGGGAAGAAGCGCAATTTCAACATATAGTAGCTAGAGAAAAAGACCCTACTATTTTATTTTCTCCGTCTATGACAGAGGGGCTCGACCTTAGGGAGGATTTAAGTCGATTGCAAATAGTTTGTAAGGTTCCTTATCCAGCGCTTACGCCGTACAATAAAGCTAGAATGCAACGTGACCCTGCATATTATCAATGGCAAACCGCTTTAAAACTGGTTCAGCAAACCGGCAGAAGCAACCGAAGCGCAACTGATCGTTCCCATACTTTTATACTAGATTCTGGCTTTAGTACTTTTATTCAAAAAAATAATCATATCCTACCCAAGTACTGGCTCGATGCGATCCACTGGTAAATATTTTTTAACACGCTGAAAACAAAAGGTTTAAAAATATACTTTTTCGGTATTCCTAATGTATACTAGGAGTGGAGGGAACAACACCCCTATGATTACATCTTTGGACAAAAACAATCTCAAGACTCTACGCAGCGCAATGGAATCCGCTCTGGAGCAGGTAACCAAGCAATATGGTGTGAAGTTCCGTGTTGGCAGCGCCCGATTTTCTCCTGATGCGGCAACCTTCAAAGTTGAAGTGGCTACCGTTTCTACCGATGGAGTAGTCAACACCAAGAAAGTGGCTGAATTTAAGCATTGTTGTCATCAATACGGCTTGAAGGAAGAGCACCTTGGGGTTTACATTACCTATAATGGGATGCAGTATAAAATTAGCGGACTATCCCTCAGTTCGTGGCGTTATCCCATCCTTGCCGATCGTATATCTGACGGCAAAACCTTCAAACTTCCGGAAAGCGCAGTTGCCAGTTTAACATCCGTTGTTTCGCCTTCTTTTGGGGCTTGTCAGAATACAAGCTGCGCCGGTTTGGCTTCTGAACGGCGTAAGATCGGCGGCAAGGTGGTTACTTTGTGTGAATCCTGCGCAATCCTGCACGATGAAGCGATGGCTGAATTGAAATCCGAAGCAGCGGGGAGTTAAGTATGGCAGCTAAAATTTGTTGTACACCAGCAAGTATCGTATGCCCGGAATTCTCGGATTTTTCCGATTACAAAGTATATAATGCCGCGTGCGAGAAATATGTTAAAGCTACGCAAGAATGGACGAAAGCGAACGGCTCTAGCGAATGCGCCGGAGAGATTATTTTCTTTGGTGTAGGTGACGGCAGTGCGCGTTATGTCGTTTTTTCACTCAAGCCAGTGAAATTAATTCACCTGGATGATGGGGATTCGTACCATTTTCCATACGCCCATCTTTTGACCGCGAAAGCTGTTCGTGAAGAAGTCCGCAGAAACAAGGGGGAGTGATGACAATAGAAGAACGAGCTGATTGGATAGAAGCAAAGATGCAGGCTAATTGCAGAAGTCTGGACGATCATAGCTGCATTGAATATGGATTAGCTCTGCTTTGTGCTTTAGCCCATCTAAACTATACTGATGAGCAATGGGAACAAGCTGAGAAATTAATTCAATCCAATTAGAGGCATGAAACGACCAAGAAATGTTGATCCCAACGATAGGCGGAGCCCGATGCAGCGATTGTTGGAGGGGAAAACAACGCAATGACAATCTACTATAAACTCACGACACAAGAAGGAAAGACTCGTAATGAAACTCAATGGGGTGAGAATATTTCTCATGAGGCTACGGGAGACATTAAACAAGATTTGTGCTCCGATGCATGGATACATGCTTACACTCATCCTCTACTCGCCGTGCTTATGAACCCGGCTCATGCAGATATAGAGAATCCCATCCTTTGGGAAGGAAAGGGAGAAGGAGAAGCAAAATTTGAATCCCTTAAATGTGGGTTTAGGAAGTTTACTACGCTAAAGAAAATCCCTCTTCCCGAAATAACCTATGTTCAAAAGGTAGCCTTTGGTATTCTCTGTGCTAAAGAAGTTTACAAAGACTCAAGTTGGAATCAGTGGGCAGATAAGTGGTTAAGCGGGGAGGATCGTACCGAAGCTTCTGCTAAGTATGCTGCTGCTTACTCTGCTGCTAATGCTTATTATGCTGCTAGGGCTGCTGCTAATGCTGAGTATGTTGCTTATGCTGCTAAAGCTGCTTCTACTGCTAAAGCTATGGGTAAAGAATTAGATTTTGTTTCGATTGCCCTTAAAGCCATGGAGGTGAAGTAATGCTAATAACGGACTTACGCCACAGCTAACAACGGCATCTTTGACTTTAATCGCAACGAAACGGGCAGATACGCGAAGAAAATAAAGCATCGAATAAGGATTAAAAATGATTCAATTAAACCTCAGTTTAAAATCAAAATATGATCCTCCGGTTCCTGTTAAGCCGGATGCGACATTACCGGATGAAGAGTACCTAGCCCTATGTGTGAAGTTAGGAATGGTGTTGGATATGCCTACCTATCCTTTACATGATGTTATCAGATACCTTAACGCAAAATTTGGAGTACATAGTAGGAAATCACTCACGGACTCAGTGAGCCGACCAAATTGGGTGTGGGTGCCTCTTCGACACAAAGATATTATTACTACGCGTAATTTTAATGATACGGATCAACGTATTTATACTAAACCTATCCCGTACCCCGTTCTTAAGACCATTGAATCTATTCAAGAACGTTGGCCGGAAGCGAAATTTTTCATTTCGGATGAAAGATACGCATCCGATGAGAAAGACCCATTTTTTAATGTTTACTGTTAATGAAGCTCGTACGATTCATGTAGTTGAACGCTGGGACGAGCCAAAATTTCGATGAACGAGTATTATAAAGTATGGTGTACACAAGGACAAGGTCCTGGAGAAACTCCTGACAAAGAGTTTCCAACTTTAAAAAAAGCCCTGACTTTTGTCGAAGAAAATAAAGATGACGCTTCGTGGGCTATTGAATACCCTGATGGCACATGGCATAAATGGGACAATTAGTAAATGGCTAAGAAACTTAAGACTAATGCTGTCATAGCAGTTATCCCTCAAGAAACACAAGAACAGAAGGAAGCTAAAGAAGATAAAGTGTTTGAAGTAGCGAACCGCAAATACACAACCTCAATGAACAAAGCATGGCAAAAATATTGCACAGCTTTGGATGAAGATTTGAAAGATAATCCCAAAAAATCCACAAAGAAAGAGTCCTACACTTTACAATATATCGAGGATAGAGAGCGAGCATTAAAAGAATGGATAGATTTTTTTGGCGGTGATTTTATTGTTTCGGAGGATTAAACAAATATGCACACTTCTTTGGGATTTTGGTTGGAAATACGCAAAAGTTTAATGGTACGAGGGGATAACTGGAAACTAGTTATTGATTCTCTTCCGTCAAGAATAAACAGTTTAGATGCGCTTTCTCTCTTCCAAGAATCGGATCAATTAACTTACCTTACTGGTCAAGGCTATATTGCTGGAGAGTTAGTTGAAGCTAGTCCATTCAAAGGAATCATTCTACCCTATATTTCAGACGATATAGAGATAACACTCGAAAATATTGCACTTCAATGGGTGTACAGATTTTTAATTCTTGAGGGTCTGATAGAGCATAATCGCAAAGAACCTATAAAAAAATGGGCACCGATGTTTTTACATCTCACGGATCAAGGTCTGCATTTCTTGGTGTATATGTCGGCGGTACTAGTACTCATGGAAGAAGGGCAAATAGTTGGTAAGAAGATATCAAAAGCTAAACTTCTCAGCGGAGAATTGGATGACTTAGTGCGCTGGCGGGTTAAAAAAGTATGTGAATTGCTTCACGAAAAAGCGCAGGATTATGGAGAAAGTTTTCGTCGTCATGGCTTGCCTGGACTAGTTCCTAGATTATGGGATAAAATCGCTCGCTATGCACAGCTCAAGGCTGATAATCGTACCGCTAAATTTGAAAGAATGGAAGATTCAGTTGTAGATTTATTGGGATATTGTTGTGTCGCCTGGTCACTTATGTTAGAATTACCAGAAGATTTTAGAAAAGAATATCAACCCTCTTGTACTTATGAAACAGAACAAATCGGAAAAGAGTGGAAAAAACTGTGAGAGCGGCTGAGCGCAGGGACGGATGAGTGAGACAGTGAAAAATAACCATACGTGCGACAAGCCTAACTATACGGATGGCCCGTGTCAGGTTTGCGCGGCTGAGAAAACGCTACTGCCGTGCCCATTTTGCGGCGGCGCTCCGATCTTGGACGACTTAGGCGAAGAGGATGATTTCTTCGTACACTGCGGGTCATGCGAAGTGCAGCAAATCGCCAACAAGACAATCGACACGGCTGTAAGCGAATGGAATCAGCGGGTGAGCGCAGGGGATACCCCAGATTTGCGGAGGAGTGAGACAGTGAGCCAGTGTTTAAGAACTCGGATTCTGGAAATGATGAAGCATCGAGAGTGGTCAACCCATTGGATACATCGAAGCGCGTACCTGCATCTGGAGTCTGCGGAACTTGCGGAAGCGGTTCGGGGAAAACGGGGAGACACACTCGATGAGTCGGCGGATGTGCTCATAACGATGCTGGCTCTGAGTCCGCATAATCTGCCAGAAATCGTTCAAGCCGCTACAGCCAAAGTGGAATCGTTAATGACGAAACCACGATACGCGGGAGAAACCGGAACATTTGGTGATGTGCGGGTGAACGCAGGGACGGAGGAGACAGTCCATGCCAACGATTAAAGAGGAGACAGTCCATGCCAACGATTAAAGAGTGGACAGAACTGCATGCCGATCTGATGCAGAGGTTGCATCTCCCGTGCGAACTGAATTTCTCTACTGATGTCAAAGTAGCACAGCACAGATTCGACGACGATGACACCTGTGTGATCACTATCAATCCAGAAGTGGATTTTAAAGTACCAGTACACCTCATTCTCCACGAAGCTGCCCATCATCGCGCTTATGTCAGGGCGTTTAGACATCTCACGGACAATACTTTCGTGGACTTATGCTGTTCTGGCTGGACGGGCGGACACTGCGAGCACTGGGCGAAAATTCTCATCGGCATGTACGCCGAAATGGGAATCGCATTGCCGTACAGCACAAGCTTTATAGCATTTGCAAAGCTGGCGGGCATCGTGCGAAAGAACTATGCAAGGGAGGGTCAATGGAATGGACAGCGGAACAATGGCGCAGGCTAGCAGCCTGTTTAGGTTACGGACCTTTGCGGGGACGATTCAAAAAAAATCTGATCCCCATAATGAAGAAACGCGATCAAATCTGCATCAAATGTCTCGCTGACGAAGTAGCCGAAGGTCTGGGCGGGGAATACGGTTTGTGGGCGGAGGAAATTTTGATCGCCGCATCCAAAGAAACGTCCATCGAAGTGTACTGTGGTAAGGGGAAACACAATGCCTGAAGTCCCGAACGCTTACCAGTGCGACTTTTGCCATAAGATCATGACGCCTATCGAGACGAAGGACACCCGCTGGAATTCGAAGTTCTGCTCACTTTGTGGCTTCCGATTCTACGATGTTTTCATCGGGGAAACCCGCATAAACACAGATACTTACTGACTTCTGGATGATCCAGGGCAAGAAAGTTGATGGTGTCGCTGTCAAAACCTTTCAACTATCCATTTCTAGATTAGAGGTTGATATGAGTAAAAAAAATAAGTCTAAAAAACGCACTAAAAAAGTAACTTCAGCTCCGAAGGTTGTAAAACCAGAAATATCAATGCCAGAAATACCAGTGCCAGATTCAGTAAAAACTGACTATCCTCTTTCAGTGTATGACGAGAGTATTTATCCAACCCCTGAGTCTAAACCAAGTAAAAAACTAGGATTCTGGAAATGGTTAGTTGGGTAAAGTTGAAATAGGAGAAATTATGTTAGGTTTATTCGGAACGATTTTAGTTATACTTTTAATTGTTTGGCTTGCACGAAGAGTTTGAGCGATGAAAAATAAGTCCTTTATGGGAATCCTTGATAGAGAGGATTTTCATGATCGTTCTTACGCAGGGGCAAATAACCGGTTCCGCTGATTTGGCTATTTTGATTCGAGACGCCAGCGGTAACCTAATTGACCCCGTTTCTATTAGTTACACCATATACAAACTCCGCGATATATTACCAACATCCCCCACGGTAGCATATGAATATGATATGCACCAACCAGAAAACATGCAAGGTGGGCCACCTCTCCCACCTGAAAGCTCTACCTTAGTCAGCCAGCCCCAGCAGACCCCTAAACGTCTCTCTTTGGGCACCTATGCGGCTGTAGTGACCATTCCTACCGCTTGGAAGGGAATTTATAAGATCGTATGGCAGTTTCAACAATATGCAGCAAGCTGCCCCCAGAACTATGTTCACATGGATTTTATTGTGCAAACTGTGGATCCAACAGATCCTGCTTTCGAAGCACCTTCTATGATTATTGGTAAGCAGTTGGGTATCGCCAGTGCTCAGACTTCCCCAGCTATGTATGCGCAGGCAATTCGAGTGGTTCGAGAATTAATTTCCGATGTTAATCCTGATAGAAATTATCATTTTCGTCCTCCAACCCCCGGAAAAGTTGTGGCGAATTATACAACTAGAGTGGGATTTATATGGCTGGATACAACTATTTTGGTAAATTTGAGTATGTCTATTTCACAGCTAAATCTTTATAATCCCATGAATTATTTTAATTGGACCATGGATACAATTCCTCGGGACTGGGGAAATATAGCGGCAATGGGAGCAGCCGCTTTTTGTCTTTCTGGTGAGTCAGCTCGATGGGCCGCGGACGAATTTTCTTACAGTCTTAACGGGGTTTCGCTAGATATAAATAAATCAGCTTTGTACCAATCTTTAGCAGGAACCTACTTGACTCAATTTAACACCATGGCTCCATTAGTTACAGCTAATAGACCCTATTCAGCCGGATTGAGACAATCTCGTTGGCTCCTCGGTTAGCCGTGTAGAAATTTGACTTCTCAGTATTAGATAGAATCAGCGTACAGAACGGCAGCTACGCTAAGGCGATACACACTCGCTGGCATGTCAACCGTGGGCGAACAAATCCATTCTGCGCGTTTTGTCACCACTCCGCCGACTAGCTATTTCATTATTCAGAAGAAATGAAACCAAATAAGACCGGAAAACAAAAAACGCTATTCTTTCCCTTTAATAGATGATTACCAACTTACTAGTTTTGAACAGCAGTTATGTAGGATCCCATGATTTGTGGTGGGCTCATGATCCTGAAGCTGTTAAGGGTTACAACATTTATCGTGCTTACGAACACCCGTCTAACTGGGAATGTATTCAACAGAGTTGGGCAGGTAATTTCTATCGAGATATGACATCTCTTCAACAAGTCACATACACTCTCAAACCTGATGATTTTATTGAACAAGGAGAATTGGGACGTTGGGCTTTTAGGATACCAGATATTCCATATGCTACAGTACAAGCTGGTAGAGCTGTCATAAGCAATAGTCCGGATGATGTGAGCGTTACTGTAAGTGTAAGCGGCAATGTAGGTGTGGATGGACAAACATTTCGCCCCATAAAAGTTGAGGGGTTTGATCGTTCAATTTACATGGAAATGGACAACACCTTAGCGGAAGGGGGAGCTGTGAGTGATACAGCTTTGGTTGATACAGATGATGTCAACCATGCTAATTACGCTGGCATAACTCTTTGGCAAGTAACTTACAATAAACTCATTAATTATGTAGATATTTATACCGCTTTAAATCGTGTTTATTATACAGTAGTACCGGTGAGTGCAAAAGGAGAGTTACATGCACCTGGGGATCACGGGTCAATGATAAAAAATACTCAAGAGGTAGATCAGATTGATTGGGTGTTTGAGGAAATGGTACGGCGTAATCAATATTTATTTGAAACAACTGGGGAACCAGCTTATCTTATGTTTCGCAAATGGCGAGGCACTGCTTGCGGCTGTGTGTACGGCAGTCAACAACCAAAAACAGGATGTAGGGTTTGTTTTGAAACAGGGTTTGTAGGCGGATACATAGGTCCGTATGATTTTCTTTTTGTACCTCCGGATTCCGCTTTGATGCGTGAGATTACTGAAGGTGGTATCAAAACCACCAGAGACTCTCGTAGTTATTTGACTCGTACCCCAATCGTGCAGAACGGTGATTTAATCATACGGCGCAATGGGGATCGCATGACAATCAGCAATGTGGTTTACAAAATGCCGCGAGGTATTATTCTTCAGCAAGATTTCACCGTATCTTTGCTGTCGCCTGGGGATACTCGTTATTTAATTCCCGTGGTGAATACGGGGCTACCTACGATATTTAATCCTGTGGTTCGCCCCGATCCGCTGGATGGAAAAGGCGGGGGTGAGCCAGTATTTGATCCACGCACAGTTCCAAATAAAGATTTTGAGAACGTGAATATTCCTATCGGTCGCACAGTGGAATTTGGCAAGATAACTTCCTGACTCCTAAACTTTTCGACTTTCTCAGAAATGGCGACTCCGCTTTTATGAGAACGCACAGACATTAAATCAAGTAGTCTTTCATGGGCACTGACACGCTCCAGCGCGGTTCCACGCCGAGCCGGACGCACCGCTCAAAGTACTCCGCCTTGGCTTTGTCGTAGTCCAAGCCGTCCTTGGCGTACAGTTTGCGGTAGTTGTTCTCGGTGTCAAACCCCTCTACGGTGTTGAAGTTCGCTGGGCAAAAGGTGTAGTCATCCAAGGTCAACGGTCGGGCGATCCTTTTCTCAAGGCACGCTCGACAGCAGAACTCTCTGGGAAACAGTTTAGCGGCCGCCCAGACTGAGTCGAACACTATGAAGGTGTCGTGTTCTTGACGGCAGTCTTTGCAGGTGTAATCTCGTTTAGGTCTCATCTCCCTGATTTTACACCAAAAAGTAACTACGGTAAATCGGCAAGATCCTCTTCGAAGTAAATATCTAGAAGATACATTAGCGCCTCACCATTATCTCCATCTCCGCCTGATTTAAAGCAAAAATAATCATTATTTTGTGTAAAGTCAATAGCAGCAATATTGCGATAAATTTCCTCACTTCGTGGATCGTGTGGAATTCCTTTTTCCCAGCGTTCCTTTACAGTCATTTTCCCATAATACCATTAAAAATAACTATTGTAAACATTGTAGAGGTACATTCTCATGACATTTGACGCAGCAGAGTTAGCAAAAACAGCTCGTATATTGGACGAATCGGATAGGCCGAATTCTGACCCAGAACTTCAGAAAATTGTAGGGGACCCGGATGATGCGAGAATTTCAACTTTCGCTCAGTTCGCCCCCAATCCCCGAGGTACTCTTCTTCCTAACCCTCTTTCACCTGTTGAAGGAGATGAGATATTTTTCGCCTATCTTATTCCTGGAGCTAAGTTTCAATCACATGATGGAAGTCAGTGGATGATTGAAGATTATCCTTGGCAAGGAATGGTGCAGATTACTAATGTATGGTACCCGCGGATTAACGCCCAAGTATCTGTATATGATGTTCGAAGATCTATAGAGCAATATGTTGAACCCATACAACAGTTTATTCCACCTCCCCCTCCTGGAGTTGATTATTCTGCTTTACGTGTAAAGATTGTAGACGGTCCAGAAACCTACGGAGCTGGAGACGAATTGTCTACGGGTAGTAGCAAATCATATGTACCTAGCGGGTGGTAAAGGTCATAAATCACGATGATAGTTTATTGTCAGACAAACACCTGTAGTGAAGCACACTGTGCCCATATTAGTCAGGCGAAAAAAGGTCATGGCCTCGGCCGAAAACATTCACCTGAATCAGAGCGTATGCGTATAGCTAGAAGCCTGTACTGGGCTCGTAAAAAGGGGGTCAAAGGATTAAGTCCTTTGTTTTCATATAGTTGATTTATCGGGGGCCAATCTTGTAAATTATTTGCGGCGGATCATAGAGGAAGCTGTCTCTAAAAATCCCAGATTCAAACAGACTTTGGGAAATGTGACATTCGTTGCAAATACACGTATTGCGTGGAATGATGTTCAAGTTACATTCACCAACATAACTACTTCAGGCACGAGACTTTCGCCTGATTATTTTATGTGTACCCAAATTGGTCGAGCCATTCTCGCTAAGGTGGGAGACAAAGATGGGCAATTCATCGAATGGACTAGAGAAACAGATAAAACTCGTCTAACTCCCGATGCTGGTGTTTACTATATCAATGTAGATTTTTTTGATGACCAGACCAGGGATTTGGGGCTCACGGTACAAAAATATCGATGGATTGAAGGAAAGCTAAAACAGGCTCAAGGGTCTATTGTATATTTTGCTCCCGGCATTGATGTAACCACAATATCAATGTCAGATGCTGCTACATCTCTTCCGGTACAGTTTACCGGCTTCAACCAAAGTTTAGGAGCATTTGCTTATTTACTCAATCCTACTCAAACTCTGGTTTGTACTTACATAAGCGGTCCAAACACCGGTCAGCGTCTAGCTCCTCTTACAGAGTATTGGTACGAGCATCCTCAAAGTGTATCTGTAGTCTCTTCTACAACCGATGGAAATGAACTTATTAATATTCCCAATCCTTACATTTCTGTAACCTTTACGGATCAAAATGGATACGAGTTACGGCAGGGAATTGATTACAATTTTCAAGGGGATCAATGGATTACTCTCTCGTCTCTATATCCGCTCGGGACTACAATCACAGCCAACATGATAGTGAAACAGAATCCTTACTATACCACCGGTACAATGCCAGAAAATATTCTGCAAGTAAATATGACAGGCACTGAAACTTTAGCTCCGGATCAAGTGTTTATTCATACCCCAGCTGGCACATTCACAAATCCAATTGTTAACTCCGATGGCACACTTACTATTCCTCAACTGCTAACACCCGGGGACTGGCTACGCTGGGAAGTCAGAGTTAATTCCGGTCAGCAGAAAGCGGTGGCTAAAAAATTGGAATTGAATAGTTTGACTTTAGTGAATCCTTTAAGTATTACATACACCAAGACCGGGGCTAATGGTACAACATACCCTATAACAGCTGCCCAAGTAGCCACTGCGGACGATACAGAGCTTGTGGGCGTGAAACAAACATCCGCAGGGGTTCCACAGCCCTTCAATTCCACTATCGCCCCTATAACAGCTACTTTGATTTATGACAATGTATTAACCGTAACAGCGAATAATACATTTCAAGCTGGTGATATGGTGTTATTGGGTGCAACAAAAGAGCGATTTTTGAACGGAAGCGTGGTTACGGTACTGGCTTCTGGACTATCTGATACTCAATTTACAGCCAATTTTACATGGAACAACTATGTAAATACCACAGATACAGGCACAGCATGGGGACAACGAAAGCTAATATTGCCTGGTTTAAGACTGGCTATAGGTGACAATGTAGTGGTAGGAGACCAATGTGCAATTATAGTAAGTCCAACTTTAACAGAGACTTATGAAGTATTTGGTTCCAAGGAAAACCTCTCCTTCACGTTGGAAGTTAAAGCAAATGACATGCAAACAGCTTCTGATCTCTCGGAGATGTTAAAACGGGAACTTTTGATTTATAGTCGCACTAACACTGAAGCGGATGGATTGACTATTTTTGAAATTACCAGAAGTTTTATTGGTCAGGCTCGTGATCCCAGCGCCACAGCTCCTAGTTACGTATTTTCAGTTTCAGTAACCGCTTCAGCAGATTGGAAAGTCTATGTACCTTTAGTTACACGACTGGCTAGTCTGGAAATTGTTGGCATTCCATACGCAAGCACTAAACTCCATCTTAATCCTCGTTTAGCCGCTTTTGGGAATATGGTTTTTATCCCTGCATACAGTTAAATCGTCTTCAAAACTCTATACAGAGGGTAATTATATCGCTATTTATGAGTTTTTGTGCCTAACCGAATCCTGCGGAGTGGTTACTGAACATATTTGTTCTATGGGGGATCGCCCAGATACTATTCCCTGTTCTAAATGTGGTGGTTTGACAGAACAAAAAGTATCACAAATCGCTGTGCTTACAGGAAATATGTCCAACCCATCCTTAGATGTAGCAATTGGTAAAGATGCCGCCGAACGCTGGGGAATCATTCATGATCGAGCGGCAGTTAAAGACAAAATCCGAAAAGAAAGTGGTAAACAAATCTTAGCCAAAGTGGACGGAAAGTATGAACCAAGCACTAAAACTAGGTTGGATTTTGTTAGTACACCAGAACCTTTGGATGATTAATATGGGTGGAAAAAATAGAATAGATATAACAGGACAAAGATTTGATCGTATTTTGGTTCTTAGTTATAACTCAACTAAAAATAAAATAACTTATTGGAATTGTATTTGTGACTGCGGTAAAGAGAAACTTATTAGTGGAGCATCTCTTCGCAACAGATGCACACGTAGTTGCGGATGTCTTGCTCATGAAATCAGGATAATGAAAGGTAAGAAGACTAAAAAGAAATGGGTAGATATAACAGGACAAAGATTTGGTAAATTAGTAGTTCTTGGATATACCGATGATCGTAAGAGAGGCTATGCTATTTGGCGTGTTCAATGCGATTGTGGAAGTCCAGAGAAAACTTATTGTACGGCATCTTTGACGAGTCGAAAACATCCAACTAGAAGTTGTGGTTGTTTATGGCGTAAACCGTTAGGAGAGGCTTGTAGATTGCGCGTGCTTAGAGGATATAAAAGAAACGCAAAAACACGATCGCATATTTGGGGGCTAACGGATGAACAGTTTTTTATACTTATTCAACAAAACTGTCATTATTGTGGTATGTCTCCATCCAATACGAGTTATGAAAAAGAAAGTAATGGACCTTATATCTACAATGGAATTGATCGTAAAAATGGCACTCTTGGATATTTTTTAGAGAACTGTGTTCCTTGTTGTAGACCCTGTAATTGGGCTAAAAGACATATGTCATATGATGAGTTTATGGCTTATTTACAACAACTTGTTCAATATCATAATGAAAAACAGACTTTTACTACCTTAAATAGAATGGCAGCAATCAGTTATTAGGAGATATTATTATGGCCTTGTTTAGTTCATATGCCGCACCCGGAGTTTTTACATTTGAGCAGTTCATTGCTCAAGCAGCAACAGCTAATGTAGCAGTTAGAATTCCTGTATTTATTGGTGAAGGTCAACAATTTTTCACCTTCAATAACGTGGAATTGTTCCGTGGGTCTTCATCAGTTGCAGATGACCAATCAGTGAATGAAAATATTTCCGATCAATGCGCTTCGGGGTTGACTCAAAGTTTCCAAACCACATTTTACCCAGTGGTAGATGGCTCTGGAAAAGGTATTACCACAAATAACCCAGCCTTAATTCAATGTCAAGCCGTTTATTCCAACGGTAATGTGGTTCCTGTCACTGTAATTTCACTCGTTGGAGCAACCGGACAATTTGTAACTCAAGATATCATCCCTGCTGGTACTGATTTAACAATCTCATACTATTTCAAACGCGGTGATACTTATATCCAACAAGAAAATGATACTTTTCAAGTACCACAATACGCCGTACAAACTGTAGCTGGTGGACCAAGTGGGTCACCCGCTGGTACAGGTTCCATAACTCTTAGTTTAACAAAACCAGGTGCTACAGGTAATTTAGTTACACTTCAATTTATTAACAGCGGCAAGAATATACCCGACGCTCAAGCAGTAATAGGTGCGGGGACCGATGCAATCACAATTGATATTAGTGGCCCCACAGGTCAATATTTTGGTGGAATCCGTACCTTACAATCTCTCTACAATTTAGTAAACCTTGGAAATATTCCTACTTTGGATGGTGGGTATTTAACTTCTGGTTCCATTACTGGTGACCCATCAGCTCAATTAACAGTATCAACAGGTGCAACGCCATTCGCGGGCGGTGTGGGTCAAGGCAGTAACACAGTCTTCCAAGTACAAAATATTCCAATTACAGATGGGACAAATGGTGGAATTGTTACCACAACCCCAACAAATGTAATCGCCATGGTAAACGGAAATCCAGTTACAGTATCCGCAGTTAACGGTGCTCAAGGTCTTGTAACTCTTGCTAGTAGTGTAGCTTACGGTCAGACTCTTACATTCACTTATTACACCAATACTTGGCAAAATACTTATGATCTTCTCCCTAGCGCAAATGTAGCCAGCATTACTCAAATTGGTTTAGGTCCAAACACTAGTACATACAACCTTGATGTTGATTTTAGTTTGGGTGTAGCTTATGACAGATTGGGCAATCCTGTAGCTAATACGGTAAACTGGGGTAATAATGTCAGCACTGTGTTGGGTACGGATAATACAGGTGATACGCCGTTCAGTCCAGCGGAAGTTCTTACAACCTCGGTCGATGAAGTTGTGTGGCTCCGACTTTTGTCTGGCGCTGTAAATGGTAAAAATGCTGTATTCACTTTACCGGATACACCAACTACTGGAAGTGGAAATGCAACACCAACTAATAATCCAAATTTGGTAACTGTATACGTTGGCGTAAATCCATTGGTAGCTTTCCAGAGTGGGGCTGTTACAGTAGCCGCAGTGAATGGCTTGGCTCAACAAGTAACTTTATATAATCCTCCCCCAGCTGGCACCAATGTGTACGCATCTTACTATCGCAATACTTTAGAAGATCAAGAGTACACTCTTACTGTAGTGCAACCAGGATTTTCCGGGTTCGGCACATATGTAATTCAAGATAACTTGAATCGTTATATGCCCCTGGTAACTTTTAATGCTGGATCATCTTCTGTAACTCAAGAAGGGGCATTCGCGGCTACTGGGATCGTGTACCCATTCAATTTCTCTGACGCAGTAGATGATAATGGGTCTCCAACTGAAACAGTAACTCTTACTTTCAACAATGATGGCAATGCTACTGTGATTGGAGCATCACAGGCCACCCTTACAATTCCATTCGCATCAGGCTCTTTGACATTTGTTGCTAGCACAACAGGGGTGGGGGGAAATGATGTTCAAATTGCAATTGATACAACTACAATTAATCCTCAACCAGTCGTAGTTCAGGGGAATTTAGTTACAATCTATGCCTTTTGGAACGGAACTCTAAATACTTCTGCTCAAATTGCTAGTTATTTTCCATCCGCTGAAACTACAAATGGTGGACAAATCACAGCTTTATCCCCCAGTGGATCGCCCAGAGTTACCGCGGCAACTAGTTTGACGGGTGGACAAAATGCTACCACAACTCCTGTGACTCATAGTTATACAGTTACATCTAATTTAGCCACGGGCACAGGTACGGGCGGAAGTAACATCGGGTACTTAGACCAAACCTATATTGATTTGGTTACAGGTTTCCGTGTAACAATCGTCAATCCAGCAGACCATGTAGCTTACGGAATTACATCACTGCCTCAGAGTTACAACTTTGTACCGGGAGACAGGCTGGTATTCAATGTAAACACCCCAGCTACGGGGAGTTCTCCAACATCCGCTACCTCTCTGCAACAACGTTATACTGGTACCCCTAGTGTACCGCCTTGTCAATCAAATAATGAAGTGGCAATTTTTGGTTGTACAACAAAAGTAACCAGTACATTTGGTTCAACAGCAGGAGATTCAGTAATTGTTACCACAGTAAGAGGAAGCGGCAACGAGCCCGCCATCGGAACTTACTATTATGTAAGTTACACAACAAATAAGGTAGCATCTGATTATGCTTGCAAAATTTACACCAATCCTTCAGATGCTTACGCCGCTTACGGACAACCAAGCACGATCAATCGTCTGTCTTTAGGTATTCAACTAGCAGCGCTGAATGGTATGCAGACCTTCGGAGCCATTCAAGTACCTGTTCAACAGGGAACCAATCTCGCTTCTAGTGCTGATTACATCGCTGCTTTGCAACAACTCAAAAGTAATTTACCAGGGTTCAATACCAAGGCGAATGTTGTAGTGCCTTTGTCCAACGACCCAGTGGTACACCAAGCCCTCAGCAATCAATTGTCCTCACAGGCAACTGCACGTTATAAAGGTGAAGCTATTGGATTCGTGGGATACAGTCAATTCACAACAGCCAATCAAGCTCGCGCAAATGCCCGTTCACTGCTCAATCAGCGTGTAGTTGCAATCGGTAATGCTGCGGCCGGTGTATTGGTAACAAACTCTACAACCTTCCAAGCGGATGAATATTTAGTTGATGGACCATTCATGGCGGCGGCTTTAGCTGGTGCAAACTGCAATCCAGCAAATGATGTGGCAACCAACTTAGTTCTACAAAACCTCGTAGGATTTAGTCGATTGCTGATTACATACGACGATGCAACAATGGATTTGATGGCAAGTGATGGTTTGACATTACTCTTGAACAACAACGGAGCTTTACAGATCAGAGATTATCTTACCACTAATCCAGCAAACGACTTGACCAGGATACCAACATCAACAACAATTGCTGACTATACAGCGCAGGCGTTTAGAGCTGATTTACAGCAATTCGTTGGGCGCAAGATTAAGGATAGTTTACTCACAGATATCACCAATGTATGTATTGCTCGTCTGACATCTGAAGTAAGCAACTATATCATCACAGCGTATGATACACCTGAGGTTAGAGAGAATCCAAATGACCCGACAGAGGTTGATGTTACTGTGACTTTTAAACCTATGTTTTGTTTGCTTTATTTGGTAGTGACTTTTAATGTCGTAACTGTGTTATAAGTTGGGGATTAATAGATAAATCCAATAACTAGAGCGCAAGCCGCTCAAGCTGGAGTTTAAGCTATGTGTAAATGTCTTAGGAAAAAAGGGCAAGGAAAAGTATGAAGGTTCACGCGATCTTGACTCAAGCTAACGGAATCATAAGTATCCAACTCCAATGTTTATTTGTTGGCGACCCCACAGATACTAGTGACAAGCAAAAAATTGCTGCTTTTGGAGATCCCCAAATTAACATCGCTGGAAATTTTAATGATCCCAATAATCCATCGTTTACTTTTGCTTTTCCTTTAACAGAACAATGGGTGGGAATTACAACTCAATTATCGAGTTTTATAGTACGATTCATGGAAGCCTTGCCAGGACCTCAAAATCCAAATATCCCGGCTCCAATACAAGGACCTTTGGACTGTGTAACAAATAATCCAAGTGAGGCTTGTCAAGCATGGGCAAATATTATGATGACAGCAGGCACAGGTAGAATTGCACAGGCAATGGCAATATTACGATCACAAGTGGTAGTTCCTACAATTTCAGATACAACTGTATAGGGGAAAATGAGTGAAATCTAAACTTATTAGCCGAAGAATAAAAGCGACAGTAGCAGTTAGCAAGCAAACAATGGAAGATGCTATTCAACAAGCTAGTATTCTAAAGCAAGAATGGATGAGTAAGAATCAAAATGACCCCCGAGTGGATGAACTTCAGCGAATAGTCGAGCATTTGACAAGTGTCCTGAAGAAGGACCCACAAAGCATGAAATCAGAAGGGGCATCCACTATTGAAAACTATATGGATGATGCAGTAATGCCACAAGAGGCAAACACAATCAAGAGAGAGGTTGATATGATTTTAAATTGGCGAAAACAAGGTTCTACTAAGAAAGCAAACGCTGGTGCATTTGTTACAGACCGCGATGAAAAGGGCGAACCAAAAACACCCGAAAAAATGGAAGTACCCCGTTTAGCGGCGAAGAAGAAGAAAGAAGCTATCCCAGAACCTCCAATTGCTGACCCTATGGCCAATCCCGCTACTGATGTTTCTGACCCAGCCGCTGAACCCGTGGCAATGGACCCAGTATCTGCTCCACCCACTACCCCGCAAGATGCAGGCGGCGAAGTGAATCCAATTGATTATATTCCAACGGATGCTTTGATTAAAATTATTGGCGATATGCCAAAGGAAGAAGATTTTGCTCAAAGTAAACCTAAGCAAGATGCTTTAATCAAGTTGACGGAAATTCTTAAATCGCGTCCTATTTTACCTCCGGAACAACCCGAAGGACAGGGACAAGCACCAGTAGCTCCAGCCCCAGCCTTAGCAAATACACCAATTGCAGCCTCAAATAAGAGAGCTGATCTCGGTGACCATGCAATGGGTGGTAATGGAAATATAGGTGATGTTGGTCATGGAAGCGGATCACACTCCACGAATAAAATGGATTCTGACTCTAGTACCAATAATGGTAATCCAATCCCAGGTCAAGCGCCGATTGAGTTAGGCGGTTTGAATTTAGCAGCATCTGAAAAAGTTGCCGATGAAAGATATCAATTACACAATTTAAAAGTTGATGAATCTGGCGTAGAACCCAGCCATGCACCTGGTAGTTTACCAGACATGGATGAACAAGAACAACATATGCACCCAGAAAACCCTGAGGATGATCGTTTTTTTGATCACGGACTTCAAGAAGAAGGCATAGCCCCCACAGGTATGTTGCCTGGGGATCTCGGAGAAAACGATCCGGTGATGGAAGCTGGAGCATTTACAGATAAAGAAAGTGTATCTCCTGAAGGTTGGGGCGGTACGGTTGAACATATGAAGGATCATAAAGATATTGATAATCCTTTTGCCTTGGCTTATTACATGAAAAATAAAGGGGACTCTCCTCATTACAAAGAATCTGATGATGAAACAGATACCGTTCCACGGCGTATGGCAGCATTGGCGCATTGGAAAAAGCGTCAAGCTAGTATGTATCGAGAACTAGCAGCAAAATATGCTTCCGGTGCTGCTGGCGGTGCATGGTCTTTTGATATCGGGGAAAAAGGTAAAGTCGTTGAAGATGGTGGGCGTACACCAGAAGTTGGGGAAGCTCACAGTATGCTAGATGAAGCTCCAGCTAAACTAGAGCGTCCAGCTACAACAGCTCCTATCAAATTAGCTGCTGATATGACTGTAAGTAAGGCTGTAAAGCAGTCAGAAACTATAGGTAATGAACTTAAAAAGAAATACTTAGAAGCAAAATCTCTTACCTTGGTAAATGATTCTCGTCCAGTGCGAGAGGCAGTAGAATCAATTTTCCGCGCGGCGGCTATGTTTGAAAATGCTACTAAAACACTCAGCAAACAACAGCAAGCTGAAGAGAGTGAAGCAGAAGCAGCGATGATCAAAGAGAAAAATAAAAAATCATCTATGTTGGGCGGTTTGGAGTTAGCCGCCGCTGTGTAACCACAGTAGTATAAGAGTTCGGGGAACAAATACTGGGCATCGTGCAGCGCAGCCTTAGGGCCGTTATGTAGTTACGAAACGATGATGGAACGAAGGTAGTGTTCCCCGATTTATATAGTAAGAACATATTGATCATGTAAGACAATCATTATTAGGTAAACATCTTTCAAGGTCTCATATAGAAGCTGGGTAACTAGGAAAGCTAAAGGTTTGGGTGTAAAGGAGCTGCTATTCAAAATGGTAGACTTTTTACGGAACCAGAACCGTAAAGGAGAAATAAAATTATGGCTGAAGGTGGCTATGTATATCGTCAAGGAACTACACCTAATACTGAATCAGTAATTAGTAGTCGCTTCAAAATATTTACTGACATGGTAAATGTTGGAGCATTTATTAAATTAGGTGTTACCAGTACGTTTAGTTGGTCAGAATCTAAAACAATTGATGCTGTTCGTGGTTTGGGGTATGGAGACCAAGTAGCAGAGTTAGTGCCTGGTGTTACTCAACCCCTGCAAATCACTATGACCCGTACTTGTTTGTATTTGTTGAACTTACAGCAAGCATTAGGGTATAAATCAGGAGTAAGTGGTGCTGTACGATCCCTTAAACATCATCGCTGGCCATTTGATATCAAAACAGAAATTATTTTCTCGCAACTAGCTTCTGAAGATCCCAACCGTGGTCAGGCAATTCCAGACACATTGAATGGAAATGAAGGTGGTTTGAATAACCTTGGTAACCCTGGTTTATATGCAGTAGCAACATTATATGAAGGGTGTTGGATGGAAAGCTACAATACATCATTTACGATTGATACGGCAGCTGTAGCAGAAGATTGCACAATTATGGCTACAGATATACTGGATTGCCGTGGATCGGTTTACGGAGATTTCCTTGATGGTGGTTTGAACACTGGAGACTCTACAGGTCGCAGTTTGTTATATACAAACTAATCCCATCTGGATGAAGTTTTACCATAAGTCAGTATTAAAGAGTAGGCACAAACAGCCTGCTCTTTTTTATGCCTAAAAATTTAACTCAAGAAGAATACATTCAAAAAGCAATAACCACTCACAATCACACTTATGATTATTCCGCTTTAAAATACAAAAATGCTGTAACTGAAGTAGAAATTATTTGTCCTACCCATGGTTCTTTTTGGCAACTTCCGTATAATCATTTGAAAGGAAGTGCTTGCTCTAAGTGTGGGAATTTAAAAAAAGCCGCCCCCCATCAGACCACAGTAGAATTTATTGCCGCCTGCAATAAAATCCACAATAATTATTACACTTATCTCCCCCATTTTCAGCACATTGGTTATAATGTAAAAATAGAAATTACCTGCCCTGTACATGGAGTTTTCAAACAACGAGCCAATAATCACTTAGCTGGAAGAGGCTGTCCAAAATGCGGTAGAAATAAAGCTCGAACTATTTTACTAAAAGACTACCCTATTATCCCAACACTTCAACTCACATCCGCTATCGCCAAAAAGAAAAATAATGTGTGTTCTCTAGTACCGCAAGAACACACATTCGGCTGTCTTATTCCAGGTAAAAATGAATTTTCTCCTGTTCTAAAAGTTGAAGAAGTTATCAAAACCTTGGGAGTAGTTTTTGAATCAAATAATCGTCAAGTTATCAAACCTTTGGAGTTAGACATATGGATTCCCGACTACAAACTAGCTATAGAGTTCAACGGTAAATATTATCATTCACTAGATGGCACAGAACCTCCTCAATTCAAATTTAAGCATAGGGACAAATTTGAGCGTTGCCAAGAAGCTGGAATTTCGCTACTTCAAATTGATGAACATGAGTGGAACGACCCTGTTATTCAAGAAATCTGGAAATCCGTTATAGCATCGAAACTGGGTAAGCACCGGCGAGTCTTTGCCCGTTGTACCAAATTTTATCAAATATCTAGGGATGAAGCGGAACAATTTTTAGCGGAAAATCACCTTCAAGGAACGACCCCATCTGCTAATCAAGATTGGTGTTATGGACTAAAACTGAATAATGAGTTAGTAGGGGTAATTACTTTTGCTAAACATGAGAAGAAATTTATTAACCTAACTCGTATGGCATTTCCTCGTGGGGTTACAGTAGTAGGAGGGGCTCAAAAACTTTTCAAAAACGCATTAAAATATTTACCTACCATACCCATTGTCACTTTTTCAAACAATCGCTACAGTGGTGGAGATGTGTATAAACATTTGGAGTTTGTATCTGATAAATTGCTACCCCCCAGCTACCAATGGTATTTTCAAGGAAGAGTATGGAATAAAAGACAGTTACGCAGGAAGTATTTACCTCAGATTTTGCAGAATGAACTTGGTTTCAATCCACTGGAAACAGAGCATCAAAACATGTATAGAAATGGAGCTAGGTGTATGTATGACGCGGGATATGAGCGTTGGATTTATCCTCGATCAATCACTGTTTAAAAAAGATACCACAATGTTGCGTTTAGCGCGTCGAGGCTTGCAACGTCACACTTCTGAGCGCTGACGTGATGAAGCTTTGTCTAAAATTGATACCACAAGTTAAGCCCGATTCGGCTGTTTCCCAGCGCCAATTTTTTTGGCTCCATTTAACATTTTTTTCGTAAAATTTACTATGGAAGTTCCACAGTTTAACGATAAGCAAAGATTCACCATCGGAAGGAAAAATATTCTTAACGACACCGATACCTTTATTTTTGATATGCAAGCGATCCCCAACAGCTATTTGACGAGCTGCGGGGCGTGTCTCATACCAACTTTTGCGAATGTCGATAAGATGAGCGATCCCCTGTTGACTCCAGCCATAATCTTTCATCCATAAAGGGATTTTCTCGCCTTTGGGTGAGGCTTCTTCTTTCACTTGAAGGTAAATATCCACGTTGAAGGCGATGAGTGTTTCGAGTCTTTGCGCCACATCCTGCATGGAATAGGGAACCATGCTAGGGGGGATAATGAAGAATTTTGGGTAGGCGTATTGCGCACGCCAGCCTAAGGAGTGTCTGAGCAATTTCCCCCAAAGCGATACTTCCCCGTGGATTCCTGAACTGGCATAATTGATGCTGATCAAGTGCTCAAGATTAATTCCCGCATACATCCCACAGGTACAATCTTCATCTGGGCATTGATGGAGCGGAGCAAGGTTCACAGCTTCACAACAGGCTTCAAATGCAACTCCAGGTGTCCACGCGGCGTTATTAAGAGACTTTACACCATCGGCATCCCATTGCCAAGCCCGATATGCCGTAAAGGGCATAATGTAATCAGGCACCTGCTCAACTTTGGGATGCACCAGTTTGAGTCTGCGTTTCATTTAGGCAGGAACCTCAATTGGTTCCGGTTCAGGCACATACAAAGGGTTTGGCTGTTCAATTTCACGCCCGGGCATAGCACAGGGCAATTCCAACGGCTCGACAAACAAGGTTTCCTGCGGTACTCCGATATAGCACATAAATTGTTCCTCCCTACTATAATACACTAAAAACACCAAAACACCAATTTGGAATTTATGGGTGCTACCTCCTCCCGGTTCGGTAACACCCATATTTCCCCGTACTTTCAACTGGAGCACTCCCCAATGAAAAACCTTTACAGTTTCCCATTGACTACTACATCATGAAGTGCTTCAGTCGAAAACCTTTTAGAACGCCATATCAATCAGGCGTCCCGCAGCCTCATCCATCTTCAACCGAGTATCAGCAAACGGCTGATCCTGAGAGAGACGAGTCAAACCCTGTGCCATACCCCAAATGGAGTTCGGCTTGCCGTCAGTGCTTTCGTTAGCAATCGCCAGCGTCTGGGCGGCTTCTAACTGCTTGCGGGATACCGGCGCACCAGCCTTCTTCAAATTAGCAAAGATGGTGTCGATTACCTGCTCTTGATCCGCAGCAATGATGGTAGATTTGGCGGTGCGAATCTTGGCTTCGATATCGCTCACCGATTCATTGGCATAGCGGTTGAGTTCGATATGCAGCCGGTCAAGCATAACATTCATGCGGTCCTTCACCTTGCCAACATGTCGCAAGGCGATTTCGCTAACATCCTTTGCCCCCCACACGATATGATTCGAACATATGAACCTGTATAGGAAAGTGGTGATGCGCAGTTTTGAGGCACCCACTTCAGAATTTTCAACGAAGAATCCGCGTCCCAAACCTTCGGGATTTCCCGGTTCGTTGATGCGATTGTTGTTGTTCACGAGAAATACGAACATATCGTGATCGGAGACATAGATGGTTTTTTCCCGCGTCCGACCTGTAGCAGCCGCACTCATGCCGCTATGCTCGAAAGCAACCGGGGTGTTCCATCCGTACTGCGGATAATCCAGCATCCGACGTAGAAGGTCATGGTTCCAAATGCGGGTGTATTTTTCCGAAGTCAACGCCCGTCCCACCAAGCCCCCATTAGCGTGAACCAAAAGATTCACGCGCTCATCGGGGTCGATATAGCGGGTTTTCAGACCATGGTTAATATTTTGGACGGCGAGAGTAGCGGGTAGTTTACGAAGATAGGAAGCCGGAGCTTCGACACGGGCGGCGAGTTGACCGAAAGCCCAATTGGTCAAAGTAGCGGGTTCGTTGCCCTTACCTACGAGTTGAACTTCACTATTGTATGCTTCTACGCGCAGAGTGGCGGGATCGACATTAGCTTTTTCCCGGCTGGAATTGGCGTAGGCTAGAGATTGTTCGTAGGCAGTTTGAATATCGTTGAATTTTTCGTCGTCTGGGCGGGTGCTCCACTGCTGACTAGCTTTGAAAAGTTCCATATTGTCCTCATTTTTAACGTCCCCAACCGTGCTGGACTAAAGCGACTGTGGAGACGATTTGCTTACATACCCAGTATACACCGGAAACGCCGAAAATGTCTATTTTTTTAATCGTTGTGTTTTCATGCTTTTGGCTTCTTTATTAGGATGAAATCCCCATTGTTCAAAAAACAAGCTCTGGATGCTCTGCTGGAAGTTATCAATGACCCAGAGTACGCCACGCATCAACATCATAGCGACCCGGATTTTACCACTCAGACGGGCAAAGATTACGCCGGACGCGGTTCCACAGAAGTAGAAAATGGAGTGAGTGTAACGATTCCACCAGAGGCAATCACCGCAGCAATTGAACCCGACCAAATCGATACCGATCCCGATGTAGAATTTCATCGCCAATATGATTTCATGCAAATGTTGAAAAAAACCTTTCGAGGCTGGACGGGTGGAAATCCTTTTTATCATTTTCAAATGCCAATGAATTCTGTTCGTTTATATTCTGATGGTTGGAAAATTCAGCGATTCGATAAAGATACTGGGGTTGAAGGCAAGACCTTAGAAGAATTGAAAGCATATTTGTCAAAAGCAGATTGGGTTCGAAATCTTAAACCCGCGGCTCCTCCTTATCTAGAAAGAACTATTGAGGGGCAAATACCCAATAAAAAATTGACAGCTGCTACCGTGAGTTTTATAGGACCCCACAGCGATATTGCTCCTACGAAGACACACAACAAAAATTACATCTGGGTATACCACCCTAGCTACGGGTTTTATTTCGCTGAGGGTATGACAGCTGATCACATAAAATTGTTTAAAGGGGTTCACGCGTCCACAAGTTTTCCAGGGGCTAAAATTCCCAATAATTTATACGATGATTGTAATCGAGGGTATGCTTGGGTAAAGAAATCCACGAAATACATATCTTTAGACACTTCTACCGCTATTGAACCAGAATGGGATTTTATCCCGCAAGCTGTAGTGAAGGGATTTAAGAAATATTTTCCTGGTTATACTTTTGATGAGGATTTTTCAAAGCTAACTTCAAAGAAAGCGGCAACCACCGTTCGTTTTATCGGTCCGCATTCTGATGTACCTATCGCTGAAAGCAGGGCTAGATATTACTGCTGGTTATACCACCCAGATTACGGATTTTACTATGGAGAGGGTACTGAAAGTGATCATTGGAGATTTATAAAGGGGGAATATGAGGGGGCGATGATCCCCAGAATATCATATGATAAGTCAATTCGTGGGTACGCTGAAGTCAATAGAATTAAAAAAACCGTAAAGTTGGAGATTAGTATTGCTTCGTCTCAGTGGGAAAATACAGTCCCACCTATCGCCGTTAAAGTATTTAAAAAAAATCTTCCTGGGTTTGAAGTTAGCGTAAAAAAATCCTTACTAGGTAGCATGGATTCTCCAATAAATGAAGAAGTGCAGGAACATACCTTTTTTAAGGAAAGCGATCCTTTAAAGCCCCAAGGGTATAATTTTTTTAAGGAAAGTGACCCTGAGTTTGAAATGACGGCCGCTGGAGTTCACCGAACAGAAGAAGACCTTAACCAGGTATTAGAAAAATTTGGGTACACTTATAGTGGTAAATATGAAAATGGTTTGCACCGCTGGAGCCGAGGAAAAAATGAATATATTATATTTAGCCCACCAAAAAATTCTATTACTCATTTTTTAAACTCTGAGGCTGACTTAGTGTGTAGCGCCAATGATTTGGAAGATAAGATAGCTCTTTATCATAATTTTGAACGACCTACTCCTCAATCAATTCCTATAACAGCGTCTAAATCCTGTGTTGCGTGTGAATGTGGTGGTTGTATTGAGCATGAAGATATACCGCAGTGTAATGGTTGTGATCGAGCCAAAAAAGATTGTATATGTGAGGACTGTACCTGCCCAGAAAACCCACGAGCTGTTACAGCTGATGGAAGTATAGCTTCCAAATCCGCGGCCAAAAGTAAGCAAGAAAGATACATGTTAGATACTTTCTATCCGGGGCGTAGAGTTAAATACTGCGGAAGTGCGAAATGTTATGATGAGTTGATAAGGGGCTTGCCGCTTATAGGTATAGTGGTGGAAAATGGCTACTTTGATAGAAAGCTCAGGGAATGGCGTGTCCCAGTGACATGGAACGGATACGAAGAGTCCCAGCGTAAGCTTCGTCGCATCGCCCCATTTATGAGTAATTTAATACCTTTGAACGACCAAGGAGAATTATTCTCGGATGATAAAACAGCCGCTATGGGTAAAGCTGAGAAACATTTTTTAAGTTTTAAACCTGGGGATAGGGTTGTATTTTATAAACCCTATATGGGTAAGCATGAGGGAACAGTAGTAGATAACGGCGACCATTGGTATTATAATTCAAAATTTAAAAATGGAGTTGTTCCAGTTCTTTGGGATTATCAAACTGATAAAGGGATTGTAGCTGTACCAACTTCTGATAAGTTAATTCATTTGAATGACCAAGGAGAATTATTTGCTTCAGAAAAAACATCAGCGATAGGCAAGGATGAAAAATATATCAGAGATAACTTCAAAGTAGGGGGTAGAGTTCGATATCACAAATCAAAATCAGAGGGTACAATTGAATCCATAGGACCATACAACCCAAGAAACAGATCAGCTGTAATTGGAATTAGATGGGATGGTGGTAATAGGATATCCTATGTCCGGGCCGCGGATTTGATTCCTCTGAATGCCCAAGGAGAATTATTTTCCCAAGAGAAAACGGCGTCCAGTCCACTAGAAGCCGAAGCCTTTATTGAATGGGGCGGGGTATACGATCATCGACATTTGGAGTTGGACGAGTATAAAGGTACTTGGGAATGGACAGATTATGACGCTTCTGATGCTTTAAATGTCGGTAGGCAGGTAGGTGAATGCAAATCTTTAGAAGAAGCCAAAGAAAAGCTGGAACGAGTGGTTTTCAATATTGGAGAACCTCGTACATACATCCATTATAGCGATGATGAGCATATCAAGAAACAGGATTATTTGGCACCAGAAGAAAAAGGATTTCTCCGTGATACGGGAGTAGGTACTGATATTAAGCCCGATTTCTCTAAAGATTATTCTCCTTATTCTCCTTATACTCGGGATAAAGATTTCCTGAATTCAATGGGCATCAAAGCCAGAAAGAAAGCTCAAGAAATTTTATCCCCGCAGAGTATGAAAAACTCCCCCATTCATCAATATATGCGTTCTTTAGGTCAATGGTATCATGTTTCCGGTAGTTTATATAGAAATGTTAAACACCCAGAAATGGTGCTTTCTGTATTTGATGACGGTTGGACAATTAGACAGTGGGGAGAAAATATAGATAGCGGGGAAGACATCAATACATTGAAAACTTATTTGGCAAGCCACGACTTGGATACAGATACTTCAATGAAACCATCACCCAATCGCCATGTTGATGTTTCACTGGGTCCGAACACAATTGAAGGGGAGATAGTTCCTGAAAGAAAAAGATTAAACGCAGCAGCCAATAAAAAATTATTCCATGTAACCCATACCGATAAGGTTCCGTCCATACATGAGAAGGGAATCATACCCTTACAAACATCCAACTGGGTTAAAGAAGAAGCAAAAGAGCGTTATGGTAATGGGGAGATATTTGCTTTCTCTGACCCTTCAGATGCTGTGCGTTGGGCAGGTAAGATGGATTGGGATTTCAATCAATCCATGGGCACAGGTAAGATTAGTATCGTCGCCTTTACCCCAGGGGGGGAGAAGTGGAAAACAGATACCGCGGATCCTTTAAGTCAAGCTTCATCCAAAGGTAAGTGGTTAAAAGCTACAGGCTGGGTCAAGCCCGACCAAATCACATCTGTTACCGCCGTGACCCCGGAAATAATAAAGAGCGTAATAGGAGGTCAGATTCCTAAGTTTGCTGAGAAAGTGTCAGAAATTAAAACTAGTAAAACAGCTCAAGCACAAAAAACTTCTACCGCGTTGGAGGTTACTCTTTTGTTTAAACGCTGGAGAGTAAAGTCCAGTAAATTGTGGAATGGTGACGTGCTGGGAAGGGAAAAAAATACCCAACAGCTGGCTGTAAAATTGATTCCTTATATTAAAAAATATTCCGGTATGTTACGCGATATAGTTCATTCAAATTTAGTCTTGTTTAACGGCGTCCCAATGTTTGATAAAACTTTACAAGCTCTTGAGACTGTACAGGGTCGTTTGGATTGGTTAGAAACGGTCAAAAAAATAGTCAAAATGGACATTGTATGGGCTGTGCGTTCCGCTGCTGCTCATTTAGATTTGGCTTTTAATTCAGCCTTGTACGCTTATAAAGATGCAGATGATTTTTTATCCAAAAATTCATCCACTAAATCTTACGGTATAGGTACTCCCATTGGGGGCACTCCAAACGAATTTATGGCAACTGATAATCCCAATGAGGATGAAGAAGAAAATGACCAAATGAATATGACTGGGGGGTTAAGTATTACGGCTTCCTGGGATGTATTGGCTACTAATTACTTCGATATGTTTCAACAGGTTCTTGCTTTACCTGAGTCCAGAGGATTGGAATCTACCATTAAAAAAGAAATATCTTGGGCAAAGCAAACCCTGAAGAAAGCTGATCGTATTGTATGGTATTTGCGCTGGTATCGGCTACATTTGGAGTCCAGGTTAGCGGGAGGTAGCCTGCGGAGTGCGGCGGCAAAAGCTATTTTCAAGAATGATTTGGGTATGTATAGCAGAAAAAATCCAATCACTAAAGAGGATATACCCACTAGCATCACTAGCATGACGGACCTGCAAAACAATTTAAGCCATTTCCTGGGACTGCAAGATCACGCTATTCAGAATAAAGTCTGGTATTTTGAAACTCCGAAACAGTTAGTTGATGATTTTAAGAAGCTGGAAAATGATATTAGGGAACGAGTGGAATCTGAAAGACGAACTATTTCAGAAGAAGACAATGATCCTGAAGATGAAATTTTTATTGGATTTCCTGACGGTTGGGCTTGGTGGTTATTAGATAGGGCGTACTGCTCGGAAGAAGCTAAAGCTATGGGTCACTGCGGTAACTCTCCTCGTAAGAATACCGGGGATAGAATTTTAAGTTTAAGACAACCGGTAATGAAAGGGGGCAATCAATACTGGTCACCTCACTGCACCTTTATTATCCGCTCGGGTAAATTCTTGGGGGAAATGAAAGGACGTAACAATGATAAACCTGTGGTCAGATATCATCCTTACATTATAGCTTTGCTAAAAGACCCTCGTATCTTCGGCATTATGGGCGGCGGATATTTGCCAAAGCATAATTTTCATTGGGACGATTTATCGTTTAAAGAACAAGATGAAATTAAACAAGCAAACCCAAATTTTGGAAATCCAGATAAAGTCTGGGAAGCTGTAGGCAAAGGGGACAAAGCTGTAGCTACGATTGCTACAGCCTTAGGATTGGCCGAAGATGATGGGGATCCGTCATCATTTCATAGGGATTTGGACGCTTTCATTGTCAACAGCTGGGTTGATGTAGGGCAGATGCTCAATGCAATCGGAGATCAAGAATCGAGAAATGCTTACGATCTTTTACAATCCACTACAGATAATCCTAACGCTTTTGATGACAACACGGCACCAGAAGAGCGAATCAATATTTTAATTGATAATGGTTTGAGTCCCCGTGCATTAAAAATAATGGCAGAAAAAATTAAAGCGGAAAACCCTAATGAGCTGAATCGTTTCATCGAAATCCAAAAACGACTCAACCCAAATTTTGAATTTAATTTATTAGATGATTCCGTACTTAGGGATATGTTGGATTATGATCGTCGAATAGGGGGAGTCATTTGGCCATTGGTGGACATGGCTTTTAACATGGCTGGAGATAAAGTGCTCAATGAACGCCGTATAAGTGACCTAGAATACGCCATTACAGATCCTTACGAACAAGATAATGATCAAGCGAACACTGTTTTACGTTACGGAGAAAATGCGGGTCAGAATTTTTCTTGGGATGCCAGTCCTGTTTATGAACTTATTTCCTATGATGAAGCTGTGAAATTGGTTTCAGATCCAGACAGAGAAAATAAAGATTTATCCAACGGGCAGATAAAAATTTGGATGGGTGGTGATTATAATGATGGTTTTAGTGATGATGAGTTTAGTGAGTTCTATGGTAACGCCACCGGAGCCTTGGAAAGATTACTCATAAAAGGGTCACCACAAGAAAAGGATCCAAATCAAACGCAAATTACATTCAAGGAGCGAACTCCCAGGTCAGAAAAAACAGATTTGAAGAAATATCAAAGAACCACGGGTAGTAGGAAAAAATCCTTTGTAGACATTCATGAAACTCCTACTATGTTGCCGCCCCGCGATGATATGAGACGGCACTTAGACACTGATGAGCAAGATGAAGCGATGCACGGAGTGCGGGATGGAATTATTGATGAACCCAAATTACCTAAGCCGAAGCAGATTGATCCCCGTATTAAAGGCGCTGCTTTACCGAAGGTATATCGATTCTCTAGCGCTGGAAAAACTCCTCGTTCCAAAGAAGAAATAATCAATGAAATTGATTATTTGTACAGCATCGCAGATCATCCAGAAATACCCCGAGAAGAATCTCAGCGTCTACTGGGAGAAATCAAAAAACTGAATCAAGAATTTGAAGCCAATGGTTACACGCATGACCATGTCAGAGATGATCGACCTCTTACTCCGGAGTTTTTAGATATGGTTGATGATGTCAAGGGTAATGTAACCCATGAAAAAACGATAAATCCCCATGACAAAAAATGGCTCAATTCTTTTGGGGTAGAAGGCAGTAAACAAGCCGCTTTTAATCGCAAAGAAGCTCATTGGATTAGAAAATCTTCTGGTTCTAAAATTGAGGAAACTCTTAAAAAAGCGGTTAAAATCTTAGGGGAAAATGGAATCCCAACATTAGTAGCGGGGGGTTATGCGGTACAAGAATACGGATATCCTCGTTATACTAAAGATATAGATATTATTGTACCTGATAGAATTCAATCCATACAACTACTTATTGGAAACGGATTTCATAAAGCCAATACTCCAAACACAGTTATAGATAATGAAACAAATGAAGAAGTTGATTTATTACTGGCTGGGGATCGTATGAATATAGGTCCTGTTCCTTTTCCCGTCCCGTCAGAAATAACGCTTGTACCGAAATTAATTACATTAGAAGAATTGATTGATTTAAAATTGGGTAGTTACGCTTCTAATCCATGGGGCAGAACCAAAGATTTGGCCGATGTAACAGAATTAATTCAGCGTAATAGTATACCCAAAGAATTTATGGCAAAAGGGTTGATGAATAAAGCATGGAATAATTTATGGGATATGATGCACCAAACTCCAGATAATCCTATAGAGCCAAAAGAATCTTGTTTTAAAGTTTTGTCTTCTGTCGTAGAAATAGAAAATAAAATAGCAGATGACGAAGATCAATTAGACTCAGAAGGCGAATACTTCCTTGAACAAGTAAGTGATGCTAAAGAAGAAGCCAAGCGCCATTTTATGGAAGAAGATTATATTCAGCAACAAGCAGCCGAGGATGGCCGAACCATGGAGGAAATGTGGGCTGAGATAGGGGAAGAGTTTACCGCTAATTTCTACGATTATCCCTATAATCCGCCAAAAGAGAAACAAAAACCCATAGCCACACCTGAATTTTCTACTGGAGATAAAGAACATCTACACGGCATGGGAGTGCTAGGAAGTGGATGTCCTTTATGTAAGAGCGCTAACTTGAAGAAAGTTGCGGGCATGGATTTGACTGAATGTACAGATTGTAAAGGTGTTTATTCAATACCCACATCATAAGTAAGGACTCAGCATTGGTATAAATATGTCATTTATTTAAAGATGCTTGTGCTATTTTTTTAAGCCTCTGTTAAATACTTGAGCCAATTGTGTGGACAAAACAAAATAGGATGCCTTTTAAAAAATTTGCAAATGCGGCTGTTACAGAGCCCGTTCTAAAACCCGGTGATTGGGAAAAAATGTACGGCAGCCGAGCATTTCGTGGATGCCACATTGACGGGGATCATCCGTTCTGCAAAACCGCGTCCGCGCAAAAAATTGCAAAGTCCTCAAATTACTTGCTTAGCCATTGCACGATCATGGCATCAGTGATGACTGAAGAAGAACCATTCGACTATTTCATCAAGCCCGAGACAAGTCATTTGGTGAATAATAACGATGACGCGTGGACGAACGAAGTACTGAAACTTTCTGCACCATCTTTCGTAGGCGCGTTCAACTTCGTTGAGCATTTCCAGAATTCGAAATATGCAAAAGGGCATATCCTCAGTCAAGTCTTGCGTAAGATCAATATCGCGGGCGGCATCTGGGTTTATTTCTGTGACATCCTCGTAGCGACTGATGTCACTCACGAGAAGCTGGTGAGCGACATTCGAGACGGCAACGTGCGTTATCTCTCCATGGGATGTGTTACAGACTTAGTTATTTGTTCTTACTGCGGTGCGCATGTAACTGATGCTAGTACCTACTGTTCCCATTTACAATATCAAAAAGGGACCTTTCTGGCCGACGATAACGGGATCCCTCGTAGAATAGCGGAACTTTGCGGGCATAAAACGATGCCTAATGGCGGAGTAAAATTTGTAGAAGCCAGTTGGGTAGCAACTCCAGCTTTTCCTGGCGCGGTGAAACGAAATATAGTCGCTGAATCGTGGGAAGGACCAAAAACCCCATATACACAGACTGCGGCTAAGACAGCTGCGTTTGCAAAAGCAGCTTCTGACCGGTCGGACATCTGTGAATTTTTGCTTGAAAATGACATCAAAGGGGGGTTACGGCGCTAGAAACCCAACTACGAAATTCTCTATAGAACAAGGAATTTACCAACTATGGCAAACCTAAAAACAGTACAAGCAGCACTAGAACGAAAACAAGCAGATCTGGATATGATGGATGATCAGCTTTTGGAAATGGATTCCAACCTTCCTCCGGATATGTCTTCATCGCCTGAATTTGACCTACTCGCAGAGAAACGCGAAGAACTTGAAGAAGAAATTCATAATATGCGCGAGGGCGTGCAGCTTATAGGTGAATGGGAAAAGTTTAAAGGTGGTCCCTGGTCTGAGGATATAAAACAACTTTTAAGTGAAATTGATATTGAAATTACTGATATTGCCGGAGGAGAAGTAGCCCCTGGTTCTGCATTACCTGGCATGGAAGGTGATTTAGGCGGCGGTGCAGATATGGGTATGATGCCCCCACCAAGTCCTGTAGCGCCTGAATCTGCCCCTCCTGTATCAGAACCCGTACACCCGGCAGCACCAACTACACCCCCTGAAGCAGGAGCCCCCCCATTGGAACCCCCTATGGCGGCTTCTAAAAACTCAACTAGTAAGAAAATTAACTATCAATCTCTTGAAGAGAGGGGCAATTTTGCCCATTTGAACTCAAAAAAGGAAGGCAATTATATGGCAACTCCGACTCAAGCCACAGCTTCAGTAAATCAAAAGCTGGCAGATACAAAAATTAGACGCGAGGCGATTAGGAAAGAAGCACAACAGCGTGTTGCCGCAGCGTGGACAATCGCAAAAACTATGCTCCCAACCGCGCCCGCAGAAGTGCAAAAGAGCGCAGCTGCTACCCTACTTCAAAATACTACTCCGGTATTGAATGCGATGCTTCGTCAAACCGCAAAGAATTCTCATTATACCAAGCAAGCCGAAGAAGTTCACAAGAAAGAAATGAATGATCTTCTCCCACAATCATCCGAACTAACTTCAGAACAACGAGCTGTAGCTGCCGAACTCAAGGGTGAACCCAAGAATGCCGGTGGTCGCCGTATAACTGATAAAGTTGCTGATGATCGTAAAGAATCTGGTCCTCAACCCGAAACTTATAATGACGGTAGAGGCTGCGGCGGCGGTAAGCATACTGAGCCTAAGGAAATGGACGCTGGTTCAACTTCATCTCAAACCGAACCTCAGCATCGTTCAGCAGGGTCAGAGTGTGTAGTGCGATATTCTCAGGAGTAGCGTCGTACTGAATCAACTCCGGCACAATCATCTTCTGAGCGAGAATATTCGGTAATCCGATCATTTTTATTCGCTTCTTAAGGCCCAGAAGCCGCGCCTCCAACTCCATTAGTTTAGAGAATCGGTAGAGTATCACCATCGGTGTCTCAAACGCCGCAGCTTCCAGCGTTGCCGTGCCGGAACATGTTAGAAGCACATCACTGTGCGCCATTACCTCGGTGGTTGCCCCTTTAACGATTACGATCGGCGGCAAAGCGCGATCGGCGGCCGAGCGAAGTTTATCGGATCGTTGCCCCGCGGTTTCACGATCTCGCAGGGTCGACTCCGGCACGACTAGCCCTTCCACGGTAACCAACATGCGTTGCGTCTTGCCGGTCAGTGCGTTTGCAGTACGCGTCACGGGCCGTATGATACGAGTTTCCGCCTCGCGAACAAACTCCAACCAGGCGCTGCCCAGTCGCTCGCGTAGGTCATCATCCTGGCTGAGATAAGCCGCGATCCGTTCGCGAGAAATGCCCGGCGCTACACCGATGACAAACTGCGCATCCTTTACGGACCGATAGATGATCCTTGCTGCATCCAACAGTACTGGGAGCAGATACTCGATTTCGTGCAATCTGCTGCCAGGCAGAAGGCCGATAATTGGTCTGCTTGCATCAAGCCCAAAGAGTTCCGCGAATTCTCTTCGACTCACACCCGTTAATGTGCGTTCTATAACCGGATGACCAACATTTACGGCATTGGCGCCAAGTCCACGAAAGCGCTCCGCTGACCATTCAAAGGGAACAACGAGCAGGTCAGTAATACGTGCGAGGTTAGCGCCCTTGGTGCCGGTTCGTCGCCAGGCTGCACCGGGTGGAAAGTACCAGCATACTTTCAGCCCCAATCGTTTGGCTTCACGAGCCACTCTACGGTTGAATGCGCCAAAATCGATGAGTACAACGACATCCGGTCGACGCTCTCTAAGCGCCTTGATAGCTACAGGAAGGACTTTAAAGCGGAGTAGTGGGTATTTGGCAATCGCCTGGGAAATACTGATTACGCCCCATCCGGCGCTATCCACAAGTACGTCGACGCCGGCATCACGCATACACTCGGAGCCCAGACCCCACAGCACGACGCCTGGCTGCAGCAGATGTATCTCCCTTGCCAGTGCGCCGCCTATCAGGTCGCCAGAAGTCTCGCCAGAAATAAT